TAGATAATAAAAACTATATGTTGTTTTATACTTTACTGTAAAAAAATGAACATGTTTTTTGTTAAACTACTGAAAAATAACAAAAGTGGTTTTTGTGATTTACTGTAAAAAAATAACATTCTAATGCAAAAAAATAACATTGTTACTGTAAAAAAATAACATTGTTACTGTAAAAAAAGATTGATTTACTGTAAAAAATGCCGTCAGTTTTTTAATTTATGTAATATTCTATAAAATAATAAGCAAATAAAGGAGGATAATTATGGATACAGTAAAATATAAACATAAAACGCAAGATTTTAATATATATGTACAATTTAATTTATATCATGATAGATGCACAACGCAAGGATGCGAAAGATATTTTCAAGCATTGCAAGAAAATTACAAGCCGTATTTTACAAATATGCTAAATTTAGAGCGTAATTTTGTAATGGTTGGCAATGATAAAAGCGACCGAATACAAAAAAATATTAATATTTCAATAAAAAATGCAAAAAAATACAAAAAGAGCTTGACTTTATAGTAAAGTAGTTATATTATATAACTATAGACAAAAACAAATAAACAAAAAATGGTTTTAAAAATGAAATTTACAGAATTAAAAAAACAAGTTGCTGCAATACCATATTGCAACTCCTGGGAATATAACAACCTAACAATTATCACATATAACCACCACGGCAAAAAACTTGATATATATATTAATTTACAAGATGGCGTTTTTACTGGTGGCAGTTGCGACCTTTACAAAATAGATTTATCAATATATAACAGCCTTGCAAAAATTCAAGGTCTATGCGCCGACAGTTTAAGGGATATTATAAAAGCAGCCTTTAAATTTGAGCAAAACAGACAAAACAAGCTAATAAAACAAATATCAAAATAATTAAAAAAGACTTTGGCCACTAGTCTATAAAATAAGTGGCAACCTAAACAAACAAATAAAATAGAAAGTTAAAACAATGAAAGAATTTAAAACAATTATAGCAGTAGCAGAACAGGCAAAAAAAGAGGGATTAACTGTTTATTTATCAAAAGATAAGGCCCACGGTTTTTTTACTGATGGTAATTATTGCGTAAGCTTTGAAAATCCTTTGCATACTGGCCAAATATCACTAAGCACAAACCATAAACCAAACAGGTTATATGGCACAGGTTTTTGCATTAATGAGAATATGGCCGTTAAATATAGAGATTACAAGCCAGTAACAGGAGCAATGCGCAATTATTTAGAATGCAATAAAAATGCAAAAATAACACCAGTAACAGAAAAAGAGCATCTTGCAACTTATGGCGCTTGCTGTGGCTTTACAAAATTTTAAAAGGATATTAAAACAATGACACAGCTAACACCTGAAAGAATGGCCGAGGCCGAAAGAGAAAGAGTAAAAACAGTGCAACCAATTGTAAAAAAATATTGTGAATATATAAAAAAATATTGTGGCGCTAACGTTGAGCCGTGCGGCTGGTTTACAGAAATAAACAACAACAAGTTTAATGTAGAACCATCAAGCGAGCAAGACCGCGAAAGAATAGCCTTTGACAGGATGGAGCGCGCAGGCCTTAAAGTTGAGCCGAACGGCGTAACAAGAATAGCCGTAACAATAAGCGATGCAATGAAAAAAATAACAATATAAAGGATTTAACAACATGAAAACAATTAAACAACTATGCACAGCAAAAAAGCACCTTGATGCAATTAATTTTATTGATGGATTATGCGACGAAAAAAGCAACTTAATTTTTGGCTTTATATTAGAAAAAGACTCTTGCGACGAAAAAGCAAACGAAAAAATAACAATCGGCGCGCAATATTGGAGATGGTCGGAGGCCGTGGCAGAGCTGCGCGAGTATGTAGAAAATAACAGCTTTAAGGCAACAAAAAAGGCCCTTGAATATCTTGAGGGGCTGGAGTGTGAAGAACTTCACGAGCTGCACGAATTAGCGCATAAATTTAACTTTTTAGATTAATAGGGGGCTTATATAATGAAAAGCAGAGACTTAAAAGCATATAGTCATAATTTAGAGACTTGCACTCACTCACTTGGCTGCATAACTTTAGAAATAACACAAACAAATAAAATTATATTTAAAACTATAACAAGGGATGCGCAAACAGATATTTGCGAGCTAGCAAACTACTTTAATAATCAGCATTTAACAATCGGCCGCATGGTTATTGTATTAATGGATTTATTTTATAATGATTATGCTAATAATGATTATATTGATTATATGCAAACATTTATAACAAAATTTAGGGGTTTATTTTCTCATGAGAAATTTTTTATTGAGTTTATAACAGAATTACAACTATTAGAAAGTAAAGAAAATGCAAGATAATTTAAACAATATAGAAACTATTAAAAATAGATTAAAATTAGGCCGTGAAATTGAGTGCTTATGCGCTCCAGTTACTCAAGTAGATGAGGATTTTCCTTTAGGGTTTTACTCAAGTTGCACAATTGATGATTTTTGCGACGATGAGGACATGCAAGACTTTTTAAACGGATATCATGAGATTTTCAAGCCTTTGATGCAGGGCGGTAATAATGAGGCACTACATCAAAAAAATCAATATGAGGTTGATTGTATCATTGAGATAACAGACTATAAAGAACATAATGAGCATGATATAATCAACAAGCTATGCAGTATGCAATGCAGCAAAAAGCCAGTTGATGAGATATGCAGCTATTTAGATGACCAGGGGGTGGAGTACTCAGCACCATACAAAGACAAACAAAAAGAAAGCTAAACAAATGAAACAAGATATATTGTTAGAATATCACGACAACAGCCTATTAAAAAAACAAGATAGATATTATAAAATAACTAGTGTTTATACTAGAATATCAAAAAAAAGATATGAAGATTTAATGCAGTCAAAAATGTACACTACAGAAGAAGAAAAGACTTGCGAACAATTCATATTGCATCAAGGCAAAAAAACAATTAAAACAACTTTAAGAGTTGCAAACCATTAAACAGGGGGGCTTTATGCATGCAAGACTACAGAAAATTAACAAACTTTGATAATGCTAGTTTATATGACCAATTCAGTTTTTTAATAAGTGATTTATCTTGTATGCTAGATGGTTTTTATTTAACCAATAACAGGGGGTGTTTATGGGTAAATAGTAGTTTTTACTACTTACCTTTAAGAGTTGCAAAACAATATCTTAATACAGGATTAAATGGGGCAGCATATAAAACTATTTATCTAGGTATTAAAGATATCAGAAAAGATTTTAAAGAATATAGTTTAATAGTAAATAAATGCGATGAGATAAAAGCAAAAATGCAAGAGATTAAACAAGTACAATTTGTAAAGAAAGGCTAAACAGATGAATACATTTAAAAATATACAGCAGAAAATATCCACTCGGGTGGATATGGAGCGAGTAGTTATGAAAAGAGTTTTAAATAGTATGATTGCAGCATTGTCAGATGAATATAATAAAATTATCAGTCATTATAATATTAGTTATGTAGATGATAATTATAATTTTAGAACTAGGGAGGGGCATCTTTGCAACAAGTAAATAATATTAAATATGAAATAAAAAAAGATATTATAGGCCAAAAGATCATTTTTAAAGTAGGTAAGGTTTATATTGATGATGTTTTTATTCATAAACATATAGGTAATTTTTATAATTCAGACGACTGGAAAATTATCACAAAAGATTTTAAGAAAAAAATAAATGAAATAACAAAGGATATTATAACAAAATGAAAAACTTAAGAACAGGCAAACTATATACAAACAGACACATTAGCAATTTAAAAATTAATACTACAGGGGAGGGGGAGCTAGAAAGCATAACTCTAAAATTTAAAGAAAAGAAACACACAGTAAGACCAACCAAAAACGATAAATATTTTCAATTCTACATGGACGGATGCGTAAAAATCGGACAAAGTTTTTTAGATGAGGCAATTATTGATGCATGTAATATTATGAGTACAAGGTCGCAAGTTGAGTTAATTATTTATAAAGACCAAACATGGCACGTGCAAAGAACAGGAATGTTTACAAGTGTAACTCATGAGCATAAAAGACATTTAAGCTTTACACATGATTGTAATAAAATAGACCTTGGAATTTTGGCAGGGCTTGCACGTCATAAGCTTGATAATCAAAAATATAAGGTTTATGGGGTTGGGAGAGATAATACAATTCATTACATTGCTAATATTGAAAAGCCATCAGATATGAAAGCACAACATGTACTGGAAACATGGATGGAAACATTTTATAGCTGGAGAGGTATCAATAAGCACGAATTTGAGGACTTTTTATTGGTTGACTACTATGATGATGACACTAGACACCCAAAAGCAACTAAAATGCCTAAAAAAATGTACTCTTTAATACTTGAAGATGATACAATTCACAGAGCTTTTATTGATGAGATGGATTTAGAAGACGTTGATGAGGGGAAAATCCCATCTATATCAATTTATTTTGCGAATGCAACAAATAACATTATTGCACGCTCAGTATATGATAGACACGGTCAAGTAATGTTATCAGATGATGCGTATCCAAAACAAATACAATTAATTAACATAAAAGACTTGCAAAAAAACTAGTTATATGATATAGTATAACTATAATAACAAATAAACAAATAAACAAAGAAAGTAAAAATATGTATAAGAACTCAATCATAGTTTTAATAATGTATGCAATACTAACGGCTTTTAATTATTGGATTATTACAGATAAATTTGAAGCTATTAGTGCTCAATTAACAGATATAAATGTAAGATGTTGGAGATAAAAATGAAAATATTAAAAGATTTTAAAAAAGTTATTCTTAGCGATGGCAACGAAATAAAAGGTAAAACACCTCTTGAGATTGCAGGTAGATTAGCAGTAGTCCTAGAGGGTGGGCATTATAAAGCAAGCAAAAATGCTCCTAGGTATGCACTTATGAAAACTCAAGAAGAACTAGGTGGAATGGTTACAGACTATGCTGCCGAAAGAACAGATAGTCAAGAGCTATATTCTGATAGCCAACAAGCTGCTTTATTTGAGCATATAGGGGGGGCATATATTAAACATTATAATAATTGTCCTAAAAAATTATTAAAAGAATGGAGAGTTAGAGTTGGTAATCATGGCAATTTTGTTACTAGAGTTATGAAAGATGGAGTTGATGATGCCCCTGGGGAAAATAAAGCAATGTTATTTACAGATCTTGATTCTTATTTCTTAGTTCAAAAATATAAACTAGTATTAAAAAGGTTTAAAATTAATGGTTAAAAGAGAATATAATAGTAAATACTCTTATTGCTATCATATAGCTGAATTAGATGATAAACAGCTTGAAAAATGCAAAGGGGCAATATATAATTTTATGGTTGATAAATTAATGGAAAATCAAGAACCATACAAGGCATTAAATTTATCACTTAACTATGCAGTAGAATTATTTGATGAGAAATACTCAGAAGAATATGGAATAACAAAAGATTTGAAAGGAGTCAGTTTACTAAATGAAGATATTGACAACTTTTAAATTTATAGCTGTTGCTTGGTTGTATATATATACAGAATATAATGACTATTCAGCAGTAAGTGAGGATATGTTTTGGTTGGCAGTAGGTTTCTTAACTGGGACTATTATTGTTAAACTAATAGGGTTTTGCTATTGCCATAAGGCATTAGCAGATGCAGGAATATTTAGCTCAGTATCTGTGGCTATAAAGCTTAATGTCTACTTAATTATTAACTTCTACTTATTTATGGAAAACGAGTTATATATATTAGCAACATTATCATTTATTGCTCAAGCATCTTATGCTGCACTAAATATTTATTACAACAACAAAAAAGATGGAGAATAAAATGATTAGTTTGTTCAAAAAATGTAGTAAATGTGGTAGAACTTTACCTTTCTTTATGTTTAGAAAAATAAGCAAAGGAGGTCAAGAGGCAGGAATGCCAAGCCGTGATTATAAATGTGATGATTGCAGAAAAGAATATATGCGTAATTACTTACGCACTTATATGAGAACTTATAGAAAGAAAGGTAAAAAATAAAAATGGATATGAGAAAACTAAGGCTTATGGCTAGGGTATCTCAAAAGGAGGCAGCTGAGATTATTAATGTATCTCAAGCTGCTCTATCCGATAAAGAGGTAAATCCAAAAAGAAAATTTACACCAGAGCAAGAAAAGATTTTATATAGTCATTATTTTGATAAAATTAATAGTCTTTTTGATATTTTCCAACTTGCTGCTATTCAGCGTATTGACGATATAGATAAAAGGCTTAATCAAGAGCAAAAAAGAGAGTTAGCTGTAAGATTATTTAATTTAACAGAGGAGTTTATCAAAAATGTATAAAGTAAAATTTAGAAGTTTAGGCAAAGATGTTGATATTGAAATTTCAGATGAAACATTTAAAAATGCCCAAAGGTTAAAATGTCGTAATATGTCAGCTGAAACAGAGACTTATCTTATTCTTTTATTTGATAGAGATGACGAGGGAATTTTAGTTTTAGAAAAAAATTGTAAAAAAGTGCTTGACAAAAAGAGTAAATAGTTATATAATATAACTATAAACAAAACTAAACAAAGGAAAATAAAATGAAAATGGATAAAATAGCAAATAGTGGTAATGATGAATATTATACACCACTTTATGCAATAAAACCTATAGTTAAATATTTAAAAAAAGGGAGTACAGTTTGGTGTCCTTTTGATACAGATGATAGTCTTTATGTTAAATACTTAAAAGAAAATGGATTTAAAGTTTTAAATTCTCATATTGAAGATGGTATTGACTTTTTTAATTATATAAAAGATTTTTCACCTATATGTGATTATATTATATCAAACCCACCATATAGTATTAAAACAGAAGTTCTTCAAGCTCTGTTTGATAATAATAAGCCATTTGCTATGTTAGTCGGTGTAGTTGGTATATTTGAAAGCCAAAAGAGATTTGATATGTTTAAATTAAATAAATTTGAAATAATGTATTTTAATAGGAGAGTTGGGTATATGAATGATTACACTTCTGGAAAATGTGCATTAAGTCCTCCATTTTCTAGTGTATATGTATGCAATAATATATTACCAAGCCAGATAGTATTTGAATCAATAAATAAAAAAGAAATATTAATTAATAATGGAGAATAAAACAATGTCTATATTTGAAAATAAAACAATTACACATAAATTTGAAACAGAACAAGAATGGCTTAATCTTAGGTCTAAAAAAACCTATATTACATCAACAGAGGTTGCAAGTATTAAAGGATGTGGCTTTGTTACACCTAATGAAGTATTTGAGGCTAAAATGACAGGTTATAGAAAAAAAATGCCTAATGATGTATTATTAGTTTGGGGTCAAGAATATGAGCATTTAGTTGCTGATATGATGAAAAAAGTTTACGGTCTTATTGTAGAGCCAAACAAGGTATTTCAATCTCGTGGAGTTCTTGCAGCATCTTATGACTATGTTATTACAGGAATTGATGAAAATGCCCCTAAAATGCTTAATATCCCATCTGATATTGTTGAGGTTATGGCAAAAGGTAAAAGAGTAAACTGTGAAATTAAATATGTATCGCCTTTAAAATGGGCTGAAGAGTGGGAGGGTGATGGCTTACCAGCTAAATACTTCTATCAAACACAAACACAAATGTTTGTAGATGGTGAGTTTGATGATACTTTTGTATTTACATTTTATGGTTTTAATCTTGAATATAGACATGTTACAGGCGATAAGTTTATTCAAGAGGGTATTTATGAAGATGCAAAAACATTTATTAATGATTACATCTTAAAAGAAACACCACCACCAGCAGATTTTGCAAAAGATACAGAAGTTATTAAATACAGAGTAAAAAATAACTATGCTTATGATGAGCAAAAAAATGCTCAAGCTGAGTTAATTGAAGAATACTTTTCAAATAAAGCAGAGGCAGCAGCATTGAAGAAAAAAGATACAGCATTAAAGAATGAAATTCTAGCAGTATCAAAACTTGAGGGCCTATATGACGGCTATGAGATTAAAATTGATAAACGTGGGGCTATCTCTATTAAAAAAGGTAAGTAACATGGTTGATATTATAAATGACAGTGGGTCTGATGCTAAAGAGGGAATGTATCCTGATGATTATTGGGCCGATATGGCTTATCTTGGTATCTTACATCCTGACCTTGAAGAGCATATTGAAAAAGAAAAGAAAAGCATTGAAAAGTTTGAGAGAAGATGTAAGGCTAGAGCTGCTCAATACAATTTCAACAATAATGTTGCAAAAACAGGTAGTAAAATAAGGTGTGCATTTTGTTTTAAAGAAACAACAAAAACACATTATCAAAAAAAATTCTGCTGTACTAAATGTAAAGATAGATATCATAACTCTGTAAATGAAGACAGAAGAAATAGAACAGAATTTAATTTAAGGCTAAAAGCAGGGAAAAAATAAAATGAAAATTAAAGTAACACCAGAAATTAAGAAAGCTATGGATCTAGTTAAGAATACCGACAAAAATATTCTTATATCAGGCCAGGCAGGAACTGGAAAATCTTCATTTTTAGAATACTTTAAGCAGACTAATAACAATAAGTATCAATGTGCATTTATTGCTCCAACTGGTACTGCTGCTGTAAACATAGGGGGCTGTACAATTCATAAGTTTTTTGGATTTAATACACAATTTCAAAATATTGATAATATTGACTTGTACAACTACCTATTTGCTAAAAATGATAATTTAAAAAAGGTTTTAGATAGCTTAGATTTTCTTATTATTGATGAAATTTCCATGGTTAGAGCAGATTTAATGGATGCTGTAATAGAAATGTTATCAAGAGTAAAGAAAAGAGTTAGAATTATTGCTCTTGGAGACTTAGGTCAATTAAGGCCAGTTCTAACAAACGATGAAAAAGATATCTTTTATAGACATTATGATGATACTCTTTTTTATAGTGCTAAACTATTTGAAAACTGGAATTGGGAAAAGGTTTTATTCAAAAAGGTTTTTAGACAAAAAGACCCAGTAATGAAAGAACACTTAAACAATATTAGAAATAAAAGGAATTTACAAAAGTCACTTGCTTATTTCAATGAAAGATATGATCCTGAATTTAAAGGATATGGTATTAAAATCTGTAATCAAAATAAACAAGTTGATGAAATTAATGCTATAGAATTGCACAAGGTTAAGTCTCCAGAAATTATTGTAAAAGCAGATGTTGAGGGTGATTTTCCTGAAAATATATATCCTACACCTTTAGAAATTAAGTTTAAAGTAGGCGCTAAAGTTATGACAATTAGAAATCATTACCAAGGTGAATATGTAAACGGAACAATTGGTACAATCATGGGATATAATGATAAAGACGGAAGTATCAGAATTAAGACAGAAGATGGTAAAATTATTTTTGTAGAACGTAATAAATGGGAAAATAAACAATATAAATCTGATGGTGAAACACTTGAAGATGATGTTGCAGGAACTTTTGAACAATACCCAATAAGATTAGCTTATGCTATAACTTCACATAAGTCTCAAGGAAAAACTTTTGATAGTGTGATTATTGATAGGGGCAGGGGGTTCTTTGCTTTAGGCCAGTTATATGTGGCATTATCAAGATGCACATCATATGATGGGATACACTTAATTAAAAAACTACAAAGGAGCGATGTAAAATGACAAAATTAACAGAAAAATAAATTGAAACACTAAAAGAGATTTTATCAGATATGGAACATATTGCAAATACAGGTGGGTTACTTATATCAGGTCTAATGTGTTCTGAATATAGAGATAAGGCTCAAACAATAAAAGAAATTATAGAGGAAAATGAATAAGATGCAAGACTATAAAATTGAAATAATGAAACTTACTAAAAATGAGTTCTATGCAAACCAAGTTAATGCAATTTGTAAAACTAAATTTATTGACTTAACAACTAAATCAGCAACATCTAAAAAAACAGTTATGCAAGCTGATGCTGCTAATAATCAGATCTTAAAAGCTATTGGTCTTTATGCTCCATTAGAGATTAACTTTAAGAATGTTTCTGTTATGCCTCAGCGTGTAGATATTGATGTAAACGGATGGCTTGAAATTATGGGTAGAGCTGGTTACATGGTTCATGCTAACTTTATTATGCCAGATGATAATATTGCTGAATTTAATGAAGCTGGATTTACCAAAGAACCACCAGTTGCTTATCATAATAGAAATGGTAAAACATACACATCAGAAGAAATATTTAATAAATGCGTTGGTATTTATGCTTATGCTTATGATAAAAAAACAGGATTCTTCACAGGTGTTGAGTATATCAATAAAGATGAAGTTAAAAAACTATTTACAGCAAGTAAAGCTCAATATGTTTGGAAAGCTTACCCTGGGGAAATGTTAAAGAAATCAGCTATTAGAAGATTAAGAAAAAGGCTTAATATTGAAGATAGATATATTGATGCAGTATTTGATAACTTTGATGAAAGTGTTGACTTATCTCCGTCAAAAGGTATACTAGAAGTCTACAAAGAAGAATTTTCTAAGACAAATGACAAAGCAAGTGTTAGATCTTATTATACAAAACTAAGACAGGATAAAAACTTAAAACAAGAGCATTTATCAGAGCTATTAGAACATATATGCGAACACTTAAAAACACTAGATGGTGTTGATGGATTAGAAGAACACTTTCAAGCATTGATAAAATAAATGAGTTTTTTTGAAAGCGAAGTAGAAAAAATTCCTGATAAAAACTTACGAGAGTTTGTTAAAAAAGAGGGATTTTATGAAAAAATAGAAAGTAAGAATGGCATAATATACGAGTTTATAAGAGATAGTAGTTTTGAGTGGTGTGTTTTTATAAACGGTTATAAAGTTTTTGACCCATTTGACCACGGATACGAGAATCCATTTTCTATAGCTCCAAATTATGCCACTCTAAAAAAAGTTAAACAAATAATTAATAAAGGAATAAAGGATGGCTCAATTAAAATTACTAAAAGGCGCTGATTTTATTGAAGATAGATGCAAACCCATTATTATTGTTAATGATGAGCAAAGCTACTCTTTAGGTGATGCGATCTTAGGTGATGAATATAATATCTTATTTTATGAAAAAGGAAAAACAGAAGAATATGATTTTGATAAATCTATTGAGGAATCAAAAGTAATTTGTTTCCTAACAAATGATGAGCAATCTCAAAAAGACTTTGATAATATTGAAAGAAGATGTTCTCTGCAAATTGGATCTGTTCACCATATACAACATTTTAAAAACAGAGTTGAATCATATTCTTTAAGTAGTTTTATTAAACAAGAGCAAAATAACATTGATGAAATTATAGATTTTATTAACAATAATGAGGCTAGAGTAAAAAATAAGAAAAATGATAGCATTAAACTATTATCAAAAGATAGAAATTTTGCTTGTCTTGGATATAACGGTGATTTTTATTATTTTTATAAAAAAGGTAACCAAACTATTGTTAAGGTTAAATCTGTTAATGTTGATGTTAAATTCATTAAAACACTTGAAACTGGGGATTATTGGGCTAAAAAATACTCTAATAATTCAAAAGATATGTTTGGTAAAATTGCTCAAGATCTTAGAGAAGAATGCGAGAGCTTAGGAACATACTCTGAAACAGAAAGAGACCGTAGTGTTGGATTCTGGAGAGATGGAACAGATTTTGTTTATCATGACGGAGAGCAGATTTACTCTTCTAAAACAAAAGATAGAAAAGACTTGTTTACATATTCAATGGAATCAGATGATAAAATGGTTTATACATCATCACCAAAACTAAATCTTAAACTTGGAGCAACACTAAGTGCAAATGAAAAAGAAACTATAAAAGAGTTTATTGAATCTTTTAAATGGCGTACTGATGGATATGCAAAAATTGCTTTAGGATGGGCTTTTGTATCACCTCTTGGTGGCTTACTTGAGTGGAGACCAAATATTTGGATTAAAGGTAACTCAGGGTCTGGTAAAACAACTGTATCAAATGCTCTTAAATCTTTATGTATGGTTGATCAAAGATTTAAAAATGATGGTGGTACAACTGAGGCAGGTCTTAGGAATAAACTTAATAATACTGCATTTGGAGCTTTTCTTGATGAGTTTGAATCTGAAAATAAAATTGGCAAACAAAAGAAACAAGATATTGCATTATTAGTTAGATTAGCATCAGACGGTGGCTCAGTTACTCATGGGGTATCAAACTTTGGTGGAGCAGCAACATATACTATTAAAAACTGTTTTTGCATGGTATCTATTGCAGTTGGTCTTGAACAGAAAGCAGATTTAAATAGGTTTTCTATTTTAGAGCTAGATGGTGAAAAAGAAACTGTATCACTTGCTAAATTTAAAGAGCTAGAACGTAATTTTTATTGTGCTGTAGACCCTAGAAACTTAGCAGATGAGTATAGATTTAACAAAGATTACTGTGTATTCTCACCATTAAGGAATAAGTTTATTACTAAATCTTTTGATAATATTAGAAAGATATTAAATAGAACTAATATCATTAGAAATATCTTAGTTGACATGACAAACGATCATAGATTTTCTGATAAGCTAGCTCCAATGATTGCAGGATATACTGTTTTTGATGACTTAGATTTAAAAAGAAATGAATATAAAGAATATATTGAAAATAATTTTGGAACTATTTTAGAAGAACAAAAACAGCAAGAGAAAGTTAGCTTACTTGATTTTCAAAAAGCTCTTTTAGCATCAGAAGTTAGATTTTCTAAAACAAAAGAAAGATTTGCTACTGAGGGTGATATAGCTGAGCTTATAAGTGTTTACTCAAAAAATGAATATGAGTTCCATAAATCAAGAAAAGAATATGAAGAAGAAGACAAAGGCTCATCTACAACTAAAAAGCCAGCATATTTAAAAGAATTATCTGAAATATTAAAACGTAAAGGTATTAAAATTTATAAAAATTCTATTCTATTTAATCTTGAAAATAAGTTTTTAGCTAAAGATTTATTTATTGACCAAGAGACTTTAGAAAATGCTGTTAAAAGTTTTGTTAATGCTGTTTATTTAGATTATTGCGAATCTATAGACACGTATAACAAAGGTGTTAAAGATAAGAAAGATCTTAGAAAAAAAATGCGTAAATGTGATTTTTGTGTAACTAGACGTAGGGCTTTTGGTGGTGTCAAAGTTAAAACTGCATGCTTACCATTAAATTACTTTATTGACTTAAGCGAGGGAGATGAATTTTAATGTTTATTAAGCACGAAGTAAAAAACAAACCATCATTTTATTGTGAAATCCAAGGTAGGTTAGTTCCATTTCAAATAAAAGATAATGAGCTTTTCTACCAAAGAATGGGAATGGTTGAAAACACAGAAGTTAATAGCTGGATGTTGAGGTCAAAGACAACTTCAACAATGGTTTCTAGTGATAAGAAAACAATAAGTTTTAAGAGCATGCCAAAAGAAAAGTTAAATTTTGAATGCCCTGATAAAAACTTTACTAAAATACCAAGTTTAGTTGCAAGACTAAATAAGGCTTTTAATGTAAATATTAGAGCTATATCTGTTCATTACTGTGAGCCAGATAATGACTCAAAAGGAAAGTTTTTTGTTATTATTAAAGTAATAGCACCAGATGTTGAAAGCAAAGAAAAGATTAAAAAAGGCTTAATAAAGACAGGAATTAAAGAAGAATTTGTTTATGATGTGTATGATGACTTACATTTCTTAATAGAGGAAAAATAATGAAAATTCAATTAAGACATTATCAAAAGAAAGTGCAGCTTGAGGCAAGCAAGGCGTTCCAAGATGGTTTTAAATCTCAAATTTGGGTAATGCCAGCAGGTTCAGGAAAAACTTTTACAGCAGGAGATACTATTCGTAGAATGGTTGAACAAGGTAAAAAGGTTGCTTTCTTTTGTCATAAAAACGATTTAATAACTCAATCATACAATAGCTTTAAAATGCTAAATATGGATGTTGGAATTATAAGTAGTCAGTTTGCTGTATATTACAATGAGAGCAATCCTGTTCAGGTAATTTCTATTCCTACTTTAAATGCTAGAGCTAAGAAAATTTTAGAAAACTTAAATTTTGATTATATCTTTTTAGACGAATGTCATCATATGGGTTCAAATACCTGGGTAAAGATATTTAATCATTTTGTAAATGAAAAGAATGCAAGAGCTGTAGGCTTAACTGCTACACCTTGTAGACTGGATGGAAAACCTTTAGGTCAATACTTTGATAAAATGATTTTAGGGCCAAGTGTTAAAGATCTTATTGCTGAGGGATCTCTTTCTAAATATAGATATTTTGCACCCACTACAATTGATATGTCTGCTGCTAAAAAAAGAGGTGGAGATTATAAAGCAGAAGATGTTAAGGAGGCAATAAACAAGGCTCATATTATGGGTGATATTCCAAAGTCTTGGTATGAGTTCGCACAAGGCAAAAGAACGATAGGATTTGCTCCAAATACAGAGCAAGGAATGCAAATTGTTAGAGAATGTCAAGATGCAGGTATTAAATGTGGATGGCTTGATGCAAATGACAATGAAGAAGAGCGTCGTAAAATTATTGCACAGTTTGCAGATGGTGAAATTGATATTTTATGGAATATTAATTTATTCTCTGAGGGTTTTGATTTATCAGCTCAAGTTGGTAGAGATGTTCCTATTGAGGCAGTTTTACTTTGTAGACCGACACAGTCATTATCTTTGTATATTCAACAAGTAACTAGAGCATTAAGAAAAAAACCAACTACAGCTATTGTTATTGATTTTGTAAATAACTATGAGACGCATGGTTTTCCATGTTGGGACAGAGAATGGAGCTTAGATAAACCCCAGCAATCTAAAAAAGCAGCAGAAAATATTGAAGAGTATGGTGTTGCTATTACAAGATGTAAAAAATGCTACAGAGCATTTGAGCCAAGTCATAAGCATTGTCCTTTCTGTAAAGCTGAAAGAGAAAAGACTGCTCACGAGTATAAAATGGAAAAGAAACATAAAATTAAAGAGCTTGAAATTAAAGAAAAGCAAGAAAAAAAAGATAAGAGAAAAGAATTTGCCAAAATGCTTGTAAAATGCAAGACTAGATCTGATGCAGTAGATACATATTGTCTACATTTTGAAAAAGATAATAGGCAAAAAGCAGCAGCGCATATGAGTTTTGCTTATAGAAAAATCTGGGAGCGCTTGCATTAATATAATTTAAAGATTTTATTGAGAGACAAAACTTATTATTAGCTTGAGTTAGTATTATTATTATAGTATAATAATAAATGTTGCAAGAGGTATTTCTTTCACTTTCTTAATATCTCTTGTGATTATTCCTTATAATTAAGTTATAGTAAAAAAGGCAGAATTAATTTTTTGTCTTTTTTTTATTGTTTTTACTTGACACCTGTTAGATTAAGTGTTATATTATACACATACTAAACAAAAACATTAAACAAAATAAAGGAAAATAAGAATGTCTAAAGATATTATTGTTCTTGATCAAAATAGAAATCTTGCCGACTTATATCAAACAGATAACGGTATTGAAGATATTTTATCACAATTGGAAAATCAAGCTAGATCTATGGTTTTTGACTTAACAACAGATACAGGTAAAAAAGAATGTATTTCTTATGCCTATAACATTGCTAAATCAAAAACGGCATTAGTTAAGGCTGGTAAATCACAAACAGAAGATGCTAGAGCATTTATTAAAACTGTAAATTCTCAAACAAAAGAAGTTGAAGAAAGACTTGATGCATTAAGAGATGAAGTAAGAAGACCAATTACTGAACTTGAAAACAAAGAGAAAGAAAGAAAAGCTATTTTAGATAAAGCTCTTTCTGATATGTCTGACTTTGTTCCAGCTATTGGTATCCAGCTTACATTAGAAGAAATTGAGCAGCGTTTAAATGGATTAAATAAAATTCATGAGCAAACAGATTGGCAAGAGTATAAAATGAAAGCACAAGCTGATTTTGAGAGACATACTGCTGCATTAAACTCTCTTAAAACTGCTGCTAATGCCATTGCAGAGCTTAAAGCAAAAAAAGAGGCAGAAGAAAAAGCTGAAAGAGAACGCCAAGAGAAAGAGCGCATTGCTGCTGCTGAAAAGGCTGCTAAAGAAAAAGCTGAAAGAGAGGCTGCTGAGAAAATTGCTAAGGCAGAGGCTGAAAAGAAAAAAGCAGAAGAAGAGGCTAAGGCTGCACAGTTAAAAATTGAAGAAAATGCTAAAAAAGAACAGCAAAGACTAGAAAAAATTAAAGAAGATAAAAGCAAAGCTGATAATATGATTGCAGAACTTGACCTTATTGATTTTAGTAAAGCTGATACATTGGAAGAGGCAGAAAAGAATTTTGTTCTAGCAACGGAGTATAGAAGTAAGGCTATGGATCTTGATACTAGTGTTTATAAAGAGGCATGTGTTGTGTTTAAAGATTATCATGAGCAATCAAGAAAAGTTTTAGATACTCTAACTCAAAAAAGAAAAGAAGAGTTACAGATATCTTATAAAAAAATCGCAGATGAAACAATTGAAAATATCAATAAATTAATGAATTTTGATTATGATTCTGTAACAGTTTCTGAGCTTAAAACAATATCTATTAAAATTGAAAATAGTGTTAAAGAGTTCTTTAATGACCATGGTAAGCCAGAATATAGCATTGGTATTACAGGTCTACAAATGAAACTTGATGATTGTAAGAAACAACTTGAAAAACTTATCTCTTCTAAAAAAGATGAGGCTGCTAAACAAGCTAATGAAGATCATTTGACTGCTAAAAAAAGAGAAACAGCTCAATCTTTAAGAAATATTGATAAAACTATAACTGCTGACCAATTAAAAACAATTGTAGAGGCTCTATTTAATAATGAAGTTAAAAATGTAAGGATTGTATTATAATGGCTAAAGTTACATATATTAAAAATGGTGAAAAGATTATTCTTGAAACAACCGAAGAAAAAGAGGCAATTAGTGTTTTTGCAACAATAATTGTTAGACATGAACATAATGTTATTAAAAAAGTAAGTGAAGATGATATTATGAAATTATTGGAGAATATGGATGGCACAACAAGAAACTAATATATCTCATAAAACAGAGCTTGCAGCATCAAAATTAGGTTTTGCAATGCACAGAAATAATACAGGTGTGTTTTATGCGATTAAAGATCATGGATTCAAAAGAAATCAAGCTTTTGTTAATCTTTTAAATAAATTCTTTAGAAGAGTTCAAGCTGGATTAGGGAAAGGAACGTCAGATTTAATTGGTTGGCGTACTGTTGAAATAACTCCTGATATGGTAGGTAAGCGTATTGCAATTTTTGCTGCGCTTGAGATTAAAACAGATAAAGGACGAGCAAGCCCAGAGCAGATTAACTTTGTAAAACAAGTTAGAGCTGAGGGTGGAATTGCAGAGTTTGTGAAAGGAGATGAGGGAGTTGAAGATCTGGTTACAAAATATCAAGATTCTAATGTTTAAAAGACAAATTACTTCTAAACAATTAGCAGAAGAAATGGGGATTAGCAGAACTTATGCAAGTTCTCTAATAAATGGAAAAGAAAAAATAACAGATAAAAGATTTCAACAAATTGCTGAAATTTTAGACTCTACAGTAGATCAAATAAAACATGAAAGGATAGAAATACATGATTAACAAAAAAACTTTTCAATTAAAGTATAAAGAGGCATTAAAACTACAAAAAAATCTATGTGATGCATCTAGTTTTGACCAACTAAGAAATGGTGTTATTATTAGGATTGGCACAGATGATTTACTTACTCTTTATGCTACAGATGGCCAGGTAATGGGTCGTTTAAGAAAAGAAAAAGACGAAAACCAAGCAGCAATACCATTTGCAGATATGGAAATAGCTTTTGCTGTTGATATTAAGCCTCTTGAAAAACTTACTAAATATATTGATGAAAAAGAAGATATTCTTTGCACATATGAAGAAAGCGAAGAGGCTGATGAAAATGAAAATAGAGAATGTTTTGTAACTTTCCATATGAATAGCACTAAAGAAATTATCAAACTTAGAGCTAAGCAAGTGAAAGAAGATATTTTAGAAAAAATTGATAACTATTTAAATGAAGATAACTATACATCAGATTTTGAAATATCAAGAATCATAACAAATACTAAAAAAATGAGTAAAGTGGCATTTAATGAAAGTATTATGTTCCAAGTTAATAAAAATCTTGGTGAGCCTAGATATAACGAAGAGGGTGTGCAAATCGGAGAAGAAACACCTATATTCTTAATCAAAACAAGAGATAAAGAGTATACTGGAGTTATTCTTGCTAAACATGATAAAATCGGTGAAGATAATCCACCTGAGGAAGAAAAATCTGAATCAAAGGATGAGCCTCTACCATTTGAAGATGATTTAGAAGAGCTTGTAACTAAGCAAGTTGAAAAAAATAAAATAGTTAAAAAAATATTAGCAAAGGATGAGTAAAATGTGTAAAATACAGGACTACTTAGACAAGCAAAAAGAATTTCTACTATTAGATAATGAGGACGTTATTTATGATTTAGATCTTATTTATCGTAAAAACGACCCATTTTGTAAAGTAGAAGTAAAGGTTACAGGAAGTTTAAACTCTTTTAACCTTTTAAGGTTACAACATATAATTAACAATGCAGAAGATATGCATGCAAATAAAGGAAATAAATAAAATGGCAAGTTCACTTAATAAGGTTCAAATTATAGGAAATTTAGGCAAAGATCCTGAGATTAGATACACAAACGATAATAAAGCAATCGCAAACCTAACAGTTGCAACAACTGAAAGCTGGAATTCAAAAGACGGTGACCGTCAAGATAAAACAGAATGGCACCGTTGTGTTGTCTTTGGTAAGCTTGCAGAGGTTATTGAAAAGTATCTTAAGAAAGGTTCTAAAGTTTACCTTGAGGGTAAACTACAAACTAGAAAATGGGAAGATAAAGACGGCCAAGAACGTTATACAACAGAGATTGTTCTTAATGGTTTTGGTAGTCAAATGGTAATGCTTGGAGCTAACGGTCAACCATTGAGTGATCAAGCTGGTGATCAAGTAGTATCAAACGAGCCAGATTTCGATAACGATATACCCTTTTAAGACATACCGTTGACAAACTAAATAAATTATGATATATTAAATTATGATTAAAAATAAGGAGATATATTATGATTAAAAAAAAATGTACAAGATGTGGTGAAACTAAAGATATTAGCCAATTTCAAAAGAGAGCAGCATCATCAGATGGATTAACTGCATCTTGTAAAAAATGCTTATCAGATTATGATAAAAAAAGAGCAAATAAACCACATAGAGTTAAAGCTAGAGAGAATTATTTAAAAACTGAGCAAGGCAAAGCAGCTCATAAAAGAGCAGTTGATAAATATAGAAAAAAAAATAATATTCAATATAGCTCTAACAATATTTTAAATAATGCTATTCGTGATGGTAAAATAAAAAAACCAACTAAATGTAGTATATGTGGTGTAGAAAATGTTTTAATTCATGGTCATCATGAAGATTATTCTAAGCCTTTAGAAGTTATTTGGTGTTGTGAGCAATGTCATGAAAAACTTCACGGTAGATTAAAATAATTTCCCTCTTGCAAAACCTGTAAAGGATAAGCACAGTTTTTAAGTATTTCTGTAAAAAATACTTAATTATTATGGAGGCCGCAGGTAGAATTTAATACAATCTCACCGTAAGGCGAATGCTCAGTTCAAGTCTGAGGGTAACCGAGAAACCCATCGAGTGGGGCAATTGACTAGGATGTAAAACAGAGAAGAAATTGCAGCAGTTTTAGATATTTCTGCTAAATAAAAAAATATCTACCTATAAATTAACTAAACAAAATAAAGGAAAAAAATAATATGACTGTAATAGCAGCAAGAAAAACTGATAAAGGTGTAGAAATTTCATGGGATAGTTTTTGTGGAGACACTTATAGAAAAGGAAAAGTAGATAGGCTTTCAAACCTAGATAAGAAAATTGACGGTAATAACTTTAAGGCTCTTATTTGTGGTAGTGCAAGCTCTGGGAGTCTTTTAAAGTTTTTCTCAAAACACAATGGTATTGAAAGTGCAACCGAAATGGATATTCTTGGCTATTTAATTAGATTTAAAGAATGGTGCAGAGAAAAACTTCCAGCTCCAGATTTAAACATGGATATGATTATTATTATGGATGGTAAAATATTTGAAGTAGATGCTGACCAGTTAGTTGTTTTTGAGAATACAGAATTTATTTCAATGGGTGCAGGTCAGCAATATGCAGCAACAGCATTGCATCTTGGTCATACAGCAGAAGATGCATGTAAAATTGCTTGCCAATTGTCTAATCATTGCTTAGAGCCTGTTAGAACTGAGGTAATAAAATATGACTAATATATATAAGTTTGAAACTAACACTACTTATACACTTGAAGAAGTATTCAAGAGAAGTGGTCAGGAACTTAGAGATATATGGTTAGATAAACCAAAATATATAGTTAAACATACAACAAACAGACACAAAAGAAGAGCTTTAAAAAAAATGAGGTTAAAGAATGAAACTAATAGAGTTAATAAAAACTGATAAATTTGTTGATTTTAAATTTAAAGAAGATCATGATGATCATTTATATTCTACAACAGGGAATGAAGTAAACCCTAGCGAAATATATAATCATGAATATGATTGCTATTTATCTTTATCATCAATAATTGAAATGCTAGATAAAGAAGTAATAATTACAGGAGAGAATAATGACTAATTTACTACTATGGATTTCTATAATATTAAATATAATATTTTTCAGAGCAATAATTATACATTCAAAAACATTAAAAGATATAAGAAAAATTGCAAATATGCAAATTAATATTTTATCATTAAAAGGCTGTATTGGATATAATGAATTTGTAGAGGTTATGGATTCATTAAATAGAATAAGCGATAAAACAGAAAGGCATAAAAAATGACTAAAAAAACACAAACACCTATGACAGCAACAGCTTGTTTTGAGCTTATTAAAAAAAGTAAAAATGTTGCAGACCATAAATTTTTAAACGAGTTAGAAAAAACAACTAAGCCAATGCTTGATAAAGCTTTTGCAATTGGTCAAGAGTATAAAATAAGACAATTGTTATTTACATTGAAAGTTATTGCAAAAGAAAAAATATTAGTTGATTTAGGTTTTGATACATATGTTTATAGAGATGATGTTGAGCAATTTGTTGATATGTATGCAGAAACAAATGATTCTAAACATATTGCAATCATTGAACTTGAAAAGTATGAAAGAGAAATACCTAATCATATTGCCGAAGATGTGCTTAAATTAAAAGAATTAGACATTTTTGATAGATTTCTTATTGTTTATACAGATTACACTCAAAAGACAAAGAAACGAGTTGAAAAAGAGCGTGATCCTATTATATTTGGAATATTTGAAAGAGGTAAAGGTCATAATGTAGAAATTTACGATAAGATGTATTTTATTGGAGATTGGGAAGATGATTATTGCGACCTTACTCTTGAAAAAATGGTTGATGTAATGGCTAAGAAAAAGAATAAAGATATTAAACATAGCACTTTTGCTAGTACTGATATTAAATCTATTGAAAAATACATGGAAAAACTATCTGAAAGTAATGATAAGACTAATTTTAGAATAATTCCAAATAAAAAACCTACTGTATTTAAAAAAGTAACAAGAGTGCTTAAATCATGGATAGGTCAATAGATTTAACACAAAACTTTCTCTTTTCAAAGAATCCTTTATCTGATATTTCAAATATGAGTTTTGGAATTAAGAGTAAATTATTTCAAAAATCTTTTTCTCTGGTGGAATTTATACATGGAAGTAATCCAGCAGATGAAAGACAAAGAGCTTGGAGTAATACAACTTTATTACTTGGAGTAAATTCAAATAAAAATGAAGATTATCTAAAATATTGTGAAATTGAATCTGGTAATAGTTGTTTCTGCTGTGGGAAAAAAGAAAATATTTTTAAAAATGTTAGATTAGGATTTATTGGTATTTGTGGAGAATGTGATCGCAGAATGGAGAATATGGAATCAACAAAAAAATGGTTGCAATCCTAGTATTTTTGTGGTATATTTATAAATGAGGTTATCAACACCTCGTTCAAAATTAAAAAAATATATTTTTTTTTATTTTGTTTATTTGTTTAGGGAAAAGTAGGTTTTTAGCCTGCTTTTTCATTTTTTTATTGTTTTTACTTGACACCTGTCAGATAAGGTGCTATATTATACATATACTAAACAAAACAAGGAACAAAATAAATGAAAAGAATGCAAAAATATTTAACAATCATTGTAGATAAAAATGAAAGCTTTGAGGAGTGGGCTGAAAAGTTTAAAATTGATTCTGATTCCGAACTATATCAAGACTTAGATAAGTGCTATATGGAAAGCGAGAATGAGATTCAATATGCTCCAGTATTTAACTTTGATGATGATGAATTTGCAAGACATGGTATGGATGTTGTAGACGAATATGAAGAAGATACAAATTCTTATATTACAACAAGATCAGGATGTAAAGATGGTATTGCAGAATCTATTTATAATGAATATGTTGGAGAAACAAAACTAGACCCAATTACATCTGCTTATATTTACGAGTTAATAAAAGATGAGGTATATTTCTAATGATTACAGATAATAAAAATACATTTTTTGTAAGGTACGAATGCCAAAAATGTGGCCATGATAAATATTTCTTTACCCCCAGGGGTTTCTGTTGGCCTGCTGCTGTGATAGGACTTATTATTTTTCCACCATTAGCACTTATAGGGTTTATAGGAATGAACACACCAGTAAAAAACTGCAAAGAATGTGGCTCAAGAAAGGTCAAGAGAATAAAGATTGGAGAAAGTGATGAATAGCTTAATAGACTGGTATATAGATCAATATAATGCTTTTGTTGAACTATGGATGCTACCATCGCACAAAGCTAGTATAAACAAACCAAACTACCCACAAATAGTACCAAATGATAATTTTAAATAAGGAGAAAAAATAAATGGAAAAGTTTTATGAAATAATGAAAAAGTCGCCTAAAGTAGTTCAAGTACTTTTAGTCGCTTTAGGCAGTATCGGTTTGTATGTTGTATATAGATTTAGATATTTAGTTTTAATTATTGCTATTGCAGCAATTGTAATTTATATGAGCATGCAAGGGGGTATGTAATGCAAATATTAAGTTTATTTAATGGTATGTCTGTTGCCAGTCAAGCACTAAAAGAAATTAATGTAAAGCCAGAAAAAACATATGTTTCTGATATTGACAAATGGGCCAATGATAATACAAGATATAATCATCCTGATAGTATCCATGTTGGTGATGTAACAAAATGGAGAGAGTGGAATATAGATTGGTCTAAAATTGATTTAGTTGTAGCAGGCTCACCTTGCCAAGGTTTTAGTTTTGCAGGTAAGCAATTAGCTTTTGATGACCCAAGATCTGCTTTGTTCTTTGAGTTCTTACAAATTCTTAATTATGTTAAGCAGCACAACCCAGATGTTAAATTTATGCTTGAGAATGTTAAGATGAAAAAAGAATTTCTTGATACAATTACCAATCTACTAAAAGCTGATCCTATTTTGATCAATAGTGCTTTAGTAACTGCCCAAAACAGGCAAAGATACTATTGGACTAAAGAAGATATAGCACAGCCAGAAGATCTAGGAATTATGTTAAAAGATATCTTACAAGAAGACAATGAAGTTGATAGTAAATATTTCTTATCAGAAGAACAAATCAACAAAATTGATTTTACTAATATAAATAAAACATTCAAGTCTGATGTTAAAGTTCTTGGTCATAGAAAAGGTTTCAGAAGAAATACTCAATGCTTTGATCCGACAGGAAAGACTGAATGTCTTGACACATGCACAAGTGGTGGCAGACAGCCTCATGTATTAAAAATTAATAAAAAAGGTAAGATTAAGTCAAATCAGAATAAAGCATCTTGCTTAACTGGTGGTGGGCATAGTGGAGGAAACCATTCAGATATGGATATCATTGCTAAAGGAGTTGCTCAGAGAGGTAGATATAATGAAGAAATAGCTACATCTGATAAAGATATTCATCAGTTAAAATGTGATAGTGGTTATCAAGATAATAAAGTTGGAATTAAGAAATCACCAACATTAAGAGCAGGTAATAGTTTTGTTCTTGGTATGGATGAAAGATTCTTTATTAGAAGACTAACACCTACTGAGTGTGAGAGGCTACAGGGGCTACCTGATGGATATACTAAGTATGGCAGAAAAGAAGATGGAACTGTTTACGAAATCTCAGATACTCAAAGATATAAAATGCTTGGGAATGGATGGACTTTGCCAGTTATTAAACATATATTTAAACAAATATTAGGAGAATAAGATGACACAGCAAGAGAGAATTAACTTAGTATTGGATTATTTAATTAACCAATGTGAAAAAAAATTAGCAGAAAAATCGCCTTATCTGCTTTATATATAGGAGAAAATTATGGGACTATTTATTTTAGGGAGCATATTTGGTACTTTAATAGTATCGCCAATATTGCAAAGCTTATTAGTTAAATTAGATTTTTGGCTAGAAGATAGAGAAGATGAAAAACATGGGAGGCATGGAGACAGATGACTAAAACACTAGATGACTTTATTAATAATTTAGAATTATACCATTCTGAAATTGAAAGAATTGAAAAGGAAGTTGGCTTTAATGCTAGGAAAATGGAAGTTAAACGCGAGCATTTTGATAAAAAGCATGGGGCTGGGGCTTATAATATTTTTCATGATTTGGTTCAGCTTGCTTATATGAAGAAAAAATATGATGCTGTTACAGAATCTTTAGAAAAACCTGTTGAGTTTAGCAATCATATCGTTGTAAATAACCTACAGACAGCTATTCAGACTACTTTACAAGATGAAAAGATAGATCTATCACAAGCAATTAATGAAAGAGAAGAAAAGCTTGGTTATATGGTTAGACTTTATAATGTTGATAATGCTGGCATGATAACACCAAACACATTACGATTAAAAAAAGTATAAATGTAATCCTGATAACTTTTTATCAATATTTAAAGATGATATAGAGAAAGAATAGAATTGATATAATATATATAAATAAGACCCTGGGGGTGTCTTTAAGTACCCTCACTAGATTATGGATAAAATATCCACCGTAAAATTACGCACTATACCTTTTAAGCACGTCCATAGGAGGACATAACGATGTTAAACAGAAAAACTGTTAAACAGTTGAAACAAGAAATTGCAGATTTAAATACTCAACGCGATATTCTTTTAGAAGACGGTGATGGAGTAGTGGTAAATCTCTGTAATGTTCATACCCTTAATATTCAAATTCAAAAACGCGAAAGCATGATTAAGGATATTAAAGATATGTTAATTAAACAGGAGCGTTTGCTTGAATACGATATTCAGCTTACTAAAGATAAGATTGATCTATTAACTGAATCAGTCATTGTCGGCGATAACTCCAAAGAGAACCAAAGACTAATTAAACTAAGAAATTAAACCGTTGAAGAGTTAGGATTTTTAGAAGACGAACTTACTCTACTTAGGAGAGAGAAAAATGAGTTTAAGCCATGTCTACCAACTCCAGCATGAGTTAAGAAGTGCAGAATCATATTTAAGATTTTGCAAGTCTCAACAAAGCAATCAATTATCCATTGCAATAGCAGGTAAGGACAAAATAAATGAACAAGTCAAGAAAGCACAAAGGCAAGTATGGGAAATTAAGAAGGAGTTGGCAGTTGCTACAGAAGAAACATAGAAAATGATATTTTACGATCAAAAAAGACCCATAATTACTATGGGTCTTTTTATTTAAGTATGGTTATATCAAGCATGTGATGTTGATACTTAATAATGTATCACTAATTGACTAATCTGTCAACTACTTCTTTTGCTTACTTGTTGGAGTTAAATAACCAGCAATACCAGTTGCAATTACAGTACCAATAGCTTGAGTAACACTAACTGTTGTTTCCACTCCTGCTGCAACATAAGCTGCTTGAACAATAGCTGTACCAAGTTCTGGGCTAATAGCAATACCAATAGACGAGCCAATTGATAAAACAAGAGAAACCATTGAAGATTTTTCTTTAGCTCTATTAACAACAAAACTTTTACTGTTTTTTAAAGTAGGTCTGATTATATTTTTCTCAACTACCTTACATAAGCTTTTTAATTTTTCTAACATTTTTTTGTTCCTTTATTTTTTAATAACCGAATATTGTTTGATGCTCTCTGTCATCAATATGCACAATATCTTTTCTTATTCCAACTGTAAGGCCCAATGCTATAGCAGTTGTTATAAATTTAATTCTTTGTTCTTGATTCCAATGAGACCAAGGAAAATCTACAGCTCTACCTAGCTTATGCATAGAATCCTCACTACCACCTATTTTTTTATTGAACTCTTCTGATCTCCAAGAAGAACTAGGAGATAATCCAAACCCAACAATATGTCTTAAGAATCCTATTTTAGATAAGAACCCTTTATCCATATGCTCAAAAACATTAACCCTACCATAATCCATAGTGAACTCAGTAGGTTTGAAATATTTATCAAAATAATCCATATATTTTTTTCCTTTCTTTGTTTGTAATATTATATATTATAACAGAAAAAAGCTAGTTTATCAACCAGCCTTATTCATCATCTTTTCTAGTAGTAATAACTTACTCGTTATTCGCTCTTGTCTCGTCCTCAGTTGGTTGGATTCCTCCCTCAGAAGACCCATTTCCTTCTTTATCGAAAAAACCTCAGCATTTGTATTTGTTAGATCAGTTCTAAGACTTTCTCTTGTTCTAACAACCTCTTGGCTTAGGTTTTTGTTTTGTTCAGACATTATTTTAACCGTTGTTGATACTGTAGCTAATTGCTCCCTAACTTTAAAGTTCTGGTCTGACATCTTTTTATTCATATCAGATAACTCATCTTTTACTTCTAGCATTATATTTGCTAGTTCTATTTTAGTTTTTAACGGCTCTAACTCAGAGTTTGCTCTGTTATCGCTTGTAATTTTTTCTTGAGTTTTACTATTATTTGCTTGGTCTTTTATCTGCTCGTCATAAGATCTAAACTTATCAACAAGCAACCAACAAAATCCTAAAAATAAAGCCCCAACTATAAAGCCCTGTATACTATTTTTACTGTTTAAATCAATTTGCATAATAAACCTTTCTAATTAAGAGTAGGAAAGGGGCGAACCCCAAACCTAAACCTTAATATAACCATATTTACATAATACAACTAATTAGTATAAATAGTCAATAAAAAAGACACCTGTAAAGATGTCTTTTTATTTTATATCTCACTTTCATTCATTTCAAACCATGTATAAGCAACATGTATTCTCTGAGACTTAGCATGAGTATTAGTTATTTTTAACACAAAGAATGAATCTGGATTATAAAGTCTAAATCCTAAATCAGAATTTATACCACCACTAGATTGACCAACATTACCAGCAGATGGTATAAAGTCTCTTTCCCTTATTGTGCCAGCTGTTGCTGGAGGGGTTGTAAGCTCATTAATTGCCATAGTAGCAACTGAGGAACTAAGCCTATTCTCATTAAACGATGGTATTGATGATCCTGTTGACAATCCTGTAGAATCCCATAATATTTCTATTTCAGCTCCTCCAGATTCTGTTTTAAATTGCCTTTGCTGTAGTGCAATTATTTTTCCACTAGACGTACTTGGCATTTGATATAAAACATACTTTACCTCGCCAGAGTTAAAGCTTTTATCATACTCTGCATAAAACCTATGACCATCAAAAGTTTCTTTTTCAGATAACTCTGATGTATTTACTAAACCTGTCTTATTAGCCTTATGACCAAATATATTTGTAAAATCTCCCATAACAAGCTCCTACTCTACATGAATAATATTATCTATTGCAACAGTTAAATTAGTTGCACCAGTATATTTTATTTTATATTTACAATTCATGCTCATAGAAATATTTTGAATATGTTGAGCGCCATCTTTTACATCTATACCCTCAAGTAATGGATAGTAATTATCATTATCACCAATTATAGTAGCCAAGATATCAACAATTCCAGTATCACCATGAATCATAGTTAGTATTGGTCTTGAATCCAAATTTAAGGTTACGTCTTGTTGGAATGGTTTAGATTCACCATTTCCTGATATTCTTTGTATATCAATATCACTAGTATTTTTTAGTATCATTTTATTAGCCTTTCATTATTTTAAACAAAACAATGATTGAATTAAGGTATATTAAAATAATAACACAAAAGCAGCCCTATTACAATAGAGCTGCTATCTGCATTATACAGATGATTATATTAAGTATATTATTACTTATGGCTATTAAGGGAGAGAGCAAAACCTAAATCATGCACTCCCACACCTTAATACAATCATAAATAATATAACACCCATTTTAATCCTTGTAAACAGTTTTAAAGAAAATACCAGGTAAAAATGATAAAAATCCTTTAAGTTTATATCTATACCCTAAAATATCCAATAAAGGTTTTTGAGATTTAACGCAATTTAACCTCATGTTTAATAATTCCGTATTGTAAGCTGTAGATTGTTTTAATCCACTTACAGCCTTTCCTGTTTTATTATTGGTACAATCAGTCCTAATTAACACATAATGCTTTTTAATATGGGTTAAATCTAGCTCATGAGCAGCAATAACACCCTTTCCTTTATCTAATTTATAAACTTTACCTTTTATAATACTTGCCATTCCTGCAAAAGGACTTCCAAATAAACTGATTATATATTGTTTTAAATTCTGTGGCTTGTAAAATGCCAAATAAACATATTTACTATTATATCTATCACTCTTAAAATTATATCTTTTTAAAGCCTGATAAATAGTAAAGTAAAAAAATACAAAATTAAGTATTAATATTGACATGCTAGAATTGGAATTAAGGTCAACTATGACATATAATATCTTATGAATTGCCATGGATAATACGACACTGATTGCCTCATCTCTTGATGAACATATGGAGATTGTTAATAATGTAATGATTGTATAGAGGTCTTTATAATAAAAGAACTCAATTGGTAGAATATCATAGCAGTTATAAATATAATAACCCATGATAAGAAATATATATAGTTTATTCATAATAAAACACCTTTTTAATTAAAATTTTGATTATATTAAGGTGTTGGAGGGACTTTCACCCTCCTGTTTTTTTATTAGAAAGTTATATCAATTGCATATAACTCATCAGCATTTTTTGCATTAGAAATATCATTAGATAATAAAACTTTCTTTTTATCTATTGCATCTATATGATCAGTATAATCAATCATAAAAGCAATAAATTCATCAGCATCGGCAAAAGTACAAAGTTTTTTATTTCTATCATAATATGAAAGCTGTGTTGCTGTTGGTGTTTCACCTTTAGCAACAACTCTTTCAACATTTCTAACACTAACATCTAATTTAGCAAGTGTTGTGCTTGAACAATAAAAGTTATATTCTGTTTCAACTTCATCAACTATTTGTGAATATTTATAACCATCCTCAATAACTTCGTCATATTTAGCAGTTAGCACATTATTTAATGTTTCTTTGCATTCTGATAAATTAGATACTGTATCTAAAACCCAGTTAGTACCATTCCATTGGTGGCAATTTGTTGGTAAATTATTTAGATTAAACTCATTATTCATTGGTATTGTACCGTTTGGACTGTGCCCTGAATAATAACCTTGTTTTGTTACTATAAATTTTTCCATGTTATTTTACTCCTATAAACCTTGTTAATGTCATACCTTGATTTAACACAGTTGTTATTGTATCTTTATTAGTTCCTGATATGTAAAATCTAAATAGGTAATCAGCAGATGCTGAACTATATCTATCATCGAAAGAGTCTGTAGTTCCTAAAGAATTAAGTAATAAATCAACATTAATATAGCTAGATGTTTTAAAATCTCCAGCATAACTGTAATAAGGTAAAACTTCATTGTAATTAGCAATAGAGCTATTAAGTTTTACACTACCTGTTGTAAAAGTGCCAATAAATAAATCAAAAAACCATTTATTATATTTTCTAGTAAACTTAGCTAAGTCGCCTGAGCCATCTGTTGGGAATGCAATATCTTTATCGTCCCCCAATCTTCTTTTAGCACCTGCAATTGTTGGTAAACCTGAACCGTCTTTATTTAGAGTTCTTTCAAGTTTTAAAGTTTCAGTATTATCATAACCAATAAAGTAATAATAATCTGTATAAGCCAATGTTGCTGTTGCTGGGTCTTGTGGTTTTATAACTTCGACACCGTCTAAAATAAGACTTGTACCGTCTAAATATACTTTACCGTCTAAATATCTATCTAAAGAATAATAATTTGCACCTAATATAAAATCTGCTGCATTAGATAAATTGTTACTATCCACAACAGTAACATCATCAGTCCATGTTTGACCATTATCTGTGCTATAAGAAATAATATATTCAGTTAATGTTTTAGTAAATTTAAAATTATAAACTGTATTAGGCACAAAATTTTCCGAGCCAATTACTCCATTTGCAATATTCCAATTTGTACCATCACTTGATGCATAAAAATTAATTTTATTATTCTCAATAAAAATATAAAGCCTTTCAGCAGTATCGCTACTATTACCTAAAATTGGAACTTGACCTGTAGGGTTGCTAAAATACTCAAGCTTTACATTAGCCTCAAATGTATCCGTATTTAAAATTGCAGGGTTTGATATATTTTTATTAGTACCGTCAAAGTTATAACTGTAATCTGTATTAATAAAAGCAGGGTCACCAAAAGTATTCCATTGACTATTTGCATTAAATATAACATCACTTCTAATATAATCATTTGATACAATATCTGCTGAATTATCTTCTGAACGAGTCTCCCCTTTCCAAATAATTGAGTTTGGAATATAAGGAGTGTCTTGTGGTCTGATAATTTCAATGCCGTCTTTTGTTAAATATAACTTATCTAAATATATTTTACCTGTAAAAAATCTGTCTGTCCCGTATAAATGTGCACCTAACATAAAGATTGCAACAGTGTTAGTAGAGTTTGCTATATTAATATCTTCAACCCATGTAATTCCATCATCTTCACTATATTCAAATATATAGTTTGTAAGTGTTTTTTTACATCTTAATAAATAGTCTGTATTAGGTGCAAAAACTTTTGTACCTTGCACATCTTGTGCTATGTCCCATGATGTTGTATTACTAGATAAGTATATACTTAGCTTACCAGTATCAAGTATTTGAATAATTCCATATTCTGTTACATTTGCAGTTTGTCCAATTATAGGGTTTATACTTGTGGAACTCATGTTAAATGGGATTACAAATTCAAACTCATCACTATCTAACTGTACATTACCAGTAAAGTACTGATTAATACCATTTAAAGTATAACTATAATCAGCATAGTCATATACAGGGCTATTAACTTCTGTAAACTGTGTACTAGCATCAAACTCGCCACCATAATAAATAGTATCGTCTGTAAAGTTTTTAGAAAGTCCACCTAAGTCATTAAGATTAGCTAAGAAGTCCCAGTCTTCATCACCATTATTATCAGGTAATGTTCCAGTTACATTATTATTTTTGCATCCATAAAGTTCATAAGTTCCAGTTTTTCTAACAATACTATATTCATGATAAACTTCTGTATCAATATGCTCAGGAATACCTTGCTGTTGATACTCTTTTAATTTTCTTGTTATTAAATATATTAATGTATTATCGTGATCAAGGGCTGGTGCTTTACCAGGCAATACATTACTTAACCAACCACCTATAACAATTGCCGTGTTTTGTTGTAAAACATCAGGATCTTTTGAGATACCACCAGTACCTGTAGAGAAATCTCCTAATACTTTAGTACTAGCATTTGGGTCGGATGCAAATATATCTATTTTTTTTGCAATTAACTTGTTAGTCATTTTATACTCCTTTTAAGTTAATAAATGTCGCATCTTTGACATCATTATTTTTTAAATCGGAAAAACCTATGTTTTTACCGAAACCATCATCAAAACCAAATATAAGTTCAGGATCAACAACCCCAATAGGAATAATACTAACACAATTTGGTTTTGGAAGTACTCTTTTCTCTAGGGCAATATCAAATAAATCTTTGTTATTGGCGTCAACATAGTATACCATTTGCATACTGTTATTGTCAACGGCTCTAACAAAACCATTGAAGTTTTCATAAAGTATTTCTGAAATTTCCCATATTGAATTATTACTTCTATTAACTGCTGATTTAAGTTTTATAATCTGTCTGAAATCATCATCATTTATTTCACCACCACTATAAAACCTATCAACTCCAACTCTTTGACCAAGAACACTAAGAGCCTCACCCTCAGCATCATCTAGGCTTAAGAACTTTCTATATTCATCTATATTGAATATATTACCACTAGGATAAAGTTTAGAACCCAAGAATGTTAAAAACTTAGGTGTTCTAAATTGTCTAATAACCAAGTCAAGATATGACTGTACTGTTTTTGAAAAGTTTCTATAATCCATTACTCAAACTCCACTTCTGAACTTACGAAAACATCAACAATATCGCTAGGCTTAATAAGACTTTTATATGTTGCTCCATCATCATCAGATATTAAAATACTCTCTGCAATATATCCATCAATAGTATTAATAGCATCATAATAATCTTGAACCTTTGCTGTCTCACCTAAGCTATATTTTACACCTAAACAAGCATTCTCTGCTAAAGAGTTTTTAGTCTCACCCTCTTCAACTTTGATTTTTATTTTAAGGTCTATTAAATTAGGTCTTTGAAATAAAATATCTTTTGGTTGAGTACCAGGTAATTCAACAGTTTCAGTAACACTACCACTATTACCTCTTGTATACATGCCAGCAGCAGCACCTTTTTTCTTGGCAATAGCAACTGCGATATTTTGGTCTCCTCCACCCTCTACAATTATAAATAATGATTTTGGAGATATTCCGTTACTGTCAACACTTTCTGTGTCATTTTCATATACTGTACAAGATACAACACCCTCAACTTCAAGAATGCTAGAAACTAAACCATCTAAATATCCAAGGCTAGGAGCTGTAATAGCTACTTTATATCTTCTTCTTAAAGATGCGTCGTTTTCTTTTTCTATTCCATTAATTCTTTGCTTGGCAGGGTTATTCACACTATCAACACCAAATACTGGAGTTGATATAGTATTTACAGAGTTTGGCTCTATCTCAACACTTCCTGATATATCTGATTGAAAACTTAAAGTATGATCACCAGCAGTCTCTAAAAGAGATGTTGAAATTAAGCTAAATGTAGATCCAGCTGCATTTGCAGCTTTAAATGTAATACCATCACTATCTAATCCAGATAATGTAATACTATCGTTCAATGTTGTAACAACAACATCAACAATTGCAGCCTGACCTTTACTTCTTCTAATCAAAGCTCCAGTATAACAAATAGCATCTAAATCAACATCTTCTGCCGAATCAACTTTTGTTGCATTATAAACTTTTATTAAAAGATCGCCCTCATCTTTCTCTTTTTGACCACGAATATTTATTTCTTGACCATCATGAGAGTTTTGTTCAACATTAATATCTTTATCCCATATAGCCTTAAATTCATCTTTTAACCTTGTAATAATAGTAGATAGACTATCATTTGTAAGGATACCATTCTCAAAATTAATCATTATTTGTAACTCCTATTGTATCAAATTTAATATTTACACTTCCACCATCATCAAGGCTGATAGTAAAAATAGCATAATAAACTCTATTCTCGATATAACTAGAAAAAGTATTAATTGATGCAACGCCGTTTGTAGCTAAAACAGCTTTTTTTATATCCTCATCAACTCTTTCTTTTCTATAATTTCTGCTACCAAGTATATTATCCCAATCTATATTAGCCTCTAAATCGAAAAAGCAATCTCCAACCACACTTCTAAGTCTAGTAATAACATCCATAGCAATTGCATCATTGCCACTAAAGTAATTAAGCATGCCCTCTCCGTATAGTGGCTCACCATCAACATCTATAGCTCTAAATTTATCTGTCATTATTTTATCACCTTGTTAAAGTTTTCTTTTGCAGCTGTAATAGCCTGAATTGTTGGGCCATTGAAAGCTGGGTTATTAGCTGTATTCTTAGCAGTCTCTAAGGCAGTAAATAATTGGTTCATAGCCTGAGACAAATCCATAACTGGACTTCCCTCTTCATCAACTACCGATATATTAACTCCAGCACTTGAAACAATTATAGCATAAGTACCCACTTGAATGCTAATATTATCTGTACCAACAACTATTTTTGCTTCATCTCCATTCCTAAGAACAATATCTAATGCCGAATAATCTTTCCTAGCATCTAGCACAGATCTAATACCAACCAATGCAATAGCAGATTTCCTTGTATGTCTTTCATCTTGAATATCTACATATTTAGTTTTAGTCTCCTGCCAAGGTTTAAAGTTAGTATCATTAAAGAATACAACACAATCATCTCCTGACTGTATAGGAAATTCTAAGCCTGCTACTCCACCACCTAAACACACAAAAGGCAATCCAGTTAGTAATATTTTTTCACTAGAGTATGGAATTGATGATTTTTTTAATGAATCTTTTTTATATAACTCAACTGCAACCAATTGATTATTATAATCAACAGACTGAACAACTCCAACTTCTATGCAATTAATAGATTTTGATATTGTATCTTTAAATTTAAGCCAATCTATTTTCAAAGTTAATACCTCCTGTGTATAACTGAACTGTTGTTACTTGTCTACTGCTTACTGGTGAATTAAAATCTCCAGAATGCATAACAGCTTGAACAAAAAGCTCACCATTATATTTGTTATTATTTAATGCTCTCCATATTCCATCAGCATTATATTTAGTAATTATTTTTGAGTTTATTTTAACTCTATCGCCAATTTTGATATGAGGATTAAAAACTGTTTCTATAACTATGTATTCGTTTTCTCTTCTAGGCGCAGCCATAAGACCTTGTTCATCACCTATTTCATGTAATTTACCAGATCTTTGATTATTTAACTGTTGCAAATACTCATTTCTTTTTGTATTTTGAATTAATGCAACTGCATCATCTACTGCAATTAATGAACTGTTACTAGCATTAAAATCTGTTATATTAAACTCTTCAAGAATATTAAGCATCACTTCTTGAAATGTTCTGCCTGAAACAGGAATAGATTTTTCTGGCAATCCATTATATATAGAAATTAAGTCTGCTGATTTAATGCCCATTTTATCATAATCTAAATTATAGTTTATAGCAAAATCATCAGTCATACTTTCTAGCTGATTCAATGCAGAAACAAGAGTTGTAGCGTTCTTTTTAAGAACTATAGATTCAGATGACATCTTGCCTACAATTAAATAATAACCAACATCACTAACTGATATCTGAGTTGACATTGTAGATGGAGTTATTCTCACAGGAGGCAAAACTTCCTCAATAACACCGTCTAAAACAGTTATGTATGTATCGTCTTCAATAAGTTCTATTTTTATTCTAGGATAAATATTACCACCATTAAGAACACTTTTAACTTGCTCAATATTTTGAGCATTTATCTCAGACCCAACTTGTCTAACAAATTCTGTATATCTATCATATGTTATATAATCTACAATAGTGCTATCAAGATTAATAACATTAATTGTACTAGCACCACCAACTGAAAATATATTTTTAATAACAGATATTGATGCTGCATTGTTTTCAATTATAAGAGGGTCTCCTGAAGAATATTTACCAGTAAGTCTATTAAACTCTGGAACTTGAATTGTTAGCCTATATGCTATTTTTCTTTTTAAAGACATTTAAACCTCCCTAATAATGTATAATTTACTGTTCCCATCTTCTAAAAATGAATCTGCTAAATAAGGGCCTATATCATCACTTGATTCACAAGCGAGATAAAAACCAAGATTATATTCTGATAAAAGATCTGTATTTGGAGCTATAATCCTACTTCCGAATACACCATCAACCCCAACAATCCATCTTTTTAAGTTTGTTAGATATTCTAATTTAACCGAATAATTGTCAATAGTAAATACTTGTATTAAGTTATCACTAATATTTGTTATTTCTTCTCTTTCAATAGACATTATATGCTCCTAACTAAATAAACTTAAAGCTGAATCAAATATTTTTTTAGCTCCAACTTTTAATTCTTTTACTTCATCCTCAATAAACTGCTGTGCTTGTGCAATTGTAGTTTTTTTAGATGATGCTGTTTCTTTTTTTACAACAACATGTTTCAGCTGTATAGAGAATTTAGAAGATCTATTTGCTGTGTTGCTATAATCAAATCTAACTTTCTCAATAGCCATATTACTATAAACACCAAATGGAGTTGTTAATGCTATCGTTTGTTTTGCATCTCTCAATGCTAAAAAGAATACAACAGCTTTTTCAACTTCTGTGCTACTTACAAGATTGTTTTGAACAACTGTATAAACATCTAATGCATTAGCAGCAACATTTTCAATAGGCGTATCTTCATTTGTAAGCTGACTTATAGCTGTACTAACACCATCAGCTAATAAATTTACTGTATTAGCAATACTGAAAGCCTTTCTTACAGTTGTTGCCACATCTGTAATGATACCATTATCTGTTGGATTTTCAAAGTATAATTCTGAAATAGTGCCCTCTAATGATATTGTAAAAGGTTTATTCGCAATAAAGTTTTGAAGAAAATCACCTGTTTCTAATTGGTAGTCAGTAACATCACTCTGAGCCTCAAGAGTTGCTCCTGTTACTGAAATAAATTCATAACCTGCTATACCAAGGACAGTATTAGCTGAAAGTAAAAAATCTTTACTATTTGAAATAAACTTTGTTACATCTACTATATTTTGCTGTGTTTCAGCCATATCTTACTCCTTAATTATTATCAACAATACCATTAAATAATGTATTGTTAGCGTTAATATTTACTTGAACTTTTTCTTTTTTAGAGATTGCACTATTCATCTTTTCAAGCTCTCTAACAACTGCTAGAATATTCTCAGATGTTACCTCTGATGCCTGCAATCTATTATCATCACCAACAATATCAGTAATTCCTTTAAAGCTTGTTATATCTCTAAAATCTTTATTAAGACCCCTAACTTTTGTTATATCTGCAAGTTTCTCATTCATTCTATCAGCAATATCTTGTTTTGTACTATCAGAGAAACTATCTATTCTTTTCATTAAAAAGTCAGGTAGTGGCTTAGAAAATGCCCCACCAAAACCTTGTAAGTCTTCAACATCTTCTGCCTTGCCTATATTTTTTACACCAGTTATAATATTTGATATTGCACCAGATGTATTTTCAATCCAGTTATTAGCAAATGTAGCCAAGAAAGTGCCAAGCTTGTTTAACCCAACATTAGCTATTGATATATTTTGAGTAAATTCTCTATACTCAGCAACAAGTTCTCTTTTACTATCTCTTATTTGTTCAGAAACACCTTGGTCTGCAAATAAATTCTCTTCAAAGTTAGCACCTCTAAGAGCATTAAAGTTAATTCCAAGTATTTGCTCAAATAATCTATTTACCTCACCTTGATTAGCACCAAAATCTGTAGTAGATGCACCAATAATAGCCTCAATGATACCCTCTCTTGATATTTCACCACCTTTAACACCAAGTAGATTAAGCAACTTAGCACCCTCTGGGCTAGTACCAGTAAGTAAATCAGTTATAGCATTAGATATATTCTCAGTAGCTCCTGTAGCCTCTCCAAAGCTTAAAAGCTCATTACCTGTAGTAAGTCCACTAACGAACCTACCAAGTAAGCCATAGTCTATTTGAGTTCTTTCAGATAGTGTTTGTAAGCTAATAGCATCTTCACCAGAAGCTCTAATAGTTCCAATTGATGCAGCACCACCAGCAACAGCAGCTGCATTTTTTACTAGTTCATTAGATAATGCAAGATTTCCTGCTCTTGCATTTCTTTCATTTGCATCTGCTGCATTATCAAGATTTTCTTTCATCTCTTCTAAGGAATCATTAATATCTTCAAATTTATCAGCCATTCCATCAATAATACCATCAAATTTATCAGATATATCGCCAATGTTATCATTAATAGCTAAATCTAAGTCTATTCCAAGGTTTTTTATTGAGTTTTCGATGTTTTCTAAAGAACTAGTACTAAGAGATGCATCAATTGTTATATCGCCGTTATTTAACTGCTCTTCAACATTCTTTTTTATAGCACTTCCGATATCTAAATCTACATTTGCCATTATTTCTTTAGCCATTGTTTAATTCTTTCCATCTTATTCTCACCTCATTTTCGTAATCTTTTATAAAAACTTCATAATAATAAAGATCTATGACGTGAGCTGCGTTTGTATTTAAAATTTCATTGTAGCTGCCATAACCAGCCTTTGAGACAACAGTAACAATTTTCTGTAAAGTTGTTCTCTTGTCAACATAACCTACATTTACTTGTTGCCCAACGTCTTCTGTAACAACGGTAACATATGTAGGTGGTCTACGAAAAAAACCATACCAACCTGTAAGAATAACTGTGTTTTAAATAATCCAAAGTTTTTTCTAAACCATTGTTGTTGCATCAATCTTTGAGCAAAGTTTAATTTCATATCTTCTGGTGGTAAATCACCAGTAATTTTTTCAAAGTAATTCTGTAAAATTACTAAACATGCATCGTTAAATTCTTTACATGTATCAATTTTTAAAGAAAGATTATACGCTTTCTCTGACATAAGCTTTTTATTTTCGTCGCTTTCATCGTCTTTAGCCTCAAGTTCTTTTAGTCTAATAAGGTCTTTTCTAACTTCTTCTGCTGTTTCAAAGTCGATGTGTTTTTTAAAAGCTGAACTCAACATCCAAGCATCTTGGATAGTTGGCATGTTAAGAACAAGCTCGACAATTTTACCTTTTTCTTTTTCAAGTTTTATGGTTACTTTATCATTCATTTTGTATAATCTTTCTTTATATTATTTATATTTATTATAGTTCTTCTCTACCTTTGTAGCGACAGCCTGTAGGCATTTTTACTGAGAATGCAAATACTGTTTGTGTAGCATCGCCATTCGCATTTGCTCTTAAGTTAGGAGTTACTGATACAGAACCGAAATCTGCTGCAAAAGTTCTCTTAACTAGAACGCCATCTTCTTCATGGTAGAAGTAGAATGTAACATTTTCTAGTGTCATTTTATTAAGGTCTGTACTATCAGCCTGCATATATTGGTTTGTAAGCTTTAATAACTCTTCTGCAAAAGGATCAGAGTTTAAAATTCTGAAAGATGCAGTAGAAATTGTTGCTTGCATATCAATTGCACCAGCAGCATTACCACCGATACCTTTAATGAACTTAATAATCTCACCATTTGTTAGTTGTAGATTAATATAATCTCCATCAACAAATTTTTGTAAGTCATAAGTTACACCATTATAGTCAAAGCTTGCAGTACAAGGTCTTGCTAAAGTTAATGATTGTGTCATATTTCTATTCCTCTACTGTAATATTAATTTGCGCGCCATGGTATGCTCCAGATGCCTTACAAGCAACTTGGATTAATGCCTTACGCTTTTCTCTATCAGCCTGAGTTGTTTCTGGAACAATATAAATGTAATAACCATTTAATTCGATAGATGCTCTAAATTCTGCATCATTACCAAATGTTTCACCATTCCATGTTTCGCCTTGAGCTAACCAACCTGATCTAACTAGTTTATCTAAAACTTTAGCTACTGCATTTCTAAGTCTATCCCTACCAGCTTGTTCTTGAGGAACTTTAGTATCTGTTAAGAATGTATTAAACACATTTGTAACCATCATCATAGGAATTAGGTTAGATAAGTAAGCAACGTCTGTATATTTATTAGCATTACCTGTAATTAATGTTGAAAGTGTTTCGTTACGTTTTACATAAACATCAACACCTCTTTCGATTAGTTCAGCTAATTCAGTTGTACCAATTTTATCATTACCTAAAACACCTGAGATAATTTTATTATCCATTGTTAAGGCTGTATTTGACATGTTTGGATTACCTGAGAACATCTTAGAAACAGCACCTGCTGCAATTTTCTTAGCTGTAAGAATATCTTCACCTAAGTTTGATGTAAGCCTTGTATTCCAAAGCGATTTACCAACTACATTTTCACCAACAATTCTAGCATCTACATCACCAGCGATATCTGGATAGAATAAATATGGTTGACCCATAATAGCCTCAGCTGTTGTATTTTTTTCTTCTGGTGTCATTACTTTAGTAGTAATAATACCGTGGAAAAATTCTTTACCATCAAGCCTTACAAGAACTTCTGGAATTGTTTCACCTGTTGGATCAGTACCAGCTGTTTCTGTAGCAGCAGTTAAGTCTAGCAATGTTGCATCTGCTAAATCAGTACCACTCTCAGCAGCAACATTAATAAATGTTACAGCAGAGCCTGCGATTTTTGTTGAAAATGTAATTTCACCAGTATCGTTATCTCCTGACACAGAATAACCAAACGCCTTAAGCTCTAAAATCTCAGCAATATCTGTTACTGTGTTTACACTTGAAAGGTCGATGAAAACTGATTTCTTAACATTTCCGTTTATTGAGAAAGTTAATGCACCGTCTGTTACTGCCTTAAAAGCATCAATTTTAGATGATAAATCTACTGTTTTTATTGTAGCTACTGTACCATCTGTTGTATTATCCATTTTAACAACTTTAACAAAACCACCACCTGCTAAAATACCTGGTGTTTGACCAAATACTTGGTTAGCCATTTGGTAAGTTACTGAATCAACTCCCCAAAATTTTCCAATATCACTAGCGTTGAAAAAATCTCCAACATCTTTAGTGAATGAGTTAGGTTCATTAGTCATTAAACAAACAATATTTGGATTAGGTTCAGCAACCTTTGTGATACCAGCTGATAAGCTAGCACTCACATTATAAGTTAAAGGGATTGACATATCCTATTACTCCTCTATTTCTTGTTTATCAATTATAATTTCTTCATAGAACTCAACAGCAACGTCGTCAACTATTTTGTTCACTAATGAGTATATCACATTATATGATAACTGTAAACCTCTGACAGTAGCACCACCAGTATTAGTTTCTATAATGAAATCACTTTGTTCAGGCATGGAAAACATCAGCACACCGTTTTTTCTAAAAACTCTATCTGATAAAAATCCGTTTAACATACCTTTTATTTTTGACAGAAGTCCATAAACAATATCATTTGTACCGATAATTTGTATAGTTACATTATCATTACATTTTTCAATGTTATATTGACCTCCATCTTGCATGCCAAGTCTAGTCTGTCTTGCTGTTAGTGGTGCAATAGCTAATTCATTGCTTATCTCATTAACAACATGAGTATTTAGACCCAACATTACAATACCTGTTTGCCATTCTGGATTTTCAACATTCTCGTTTTCATAAACGAATTGAACATCTTCATTCTTTAATGCCTCAGCTATCAAAGCATAGAATGACCTAATACTTGGAAGTTCTTTAAAATTAGACATTACTTAACCTCCTTTAAATAATTCATGCTAAAACCAGCTACAATTTCTCTATCAATATTAAATATAGTATATGTAGTTTTTCTGATTCTAACTCTACCACCGATTTTTAAAAGCTCATTATTTGCTGTAGCAAATACTTTTTCTTTAAAACCACGATGACCTACAGCAGACATTTTACCTATTTTTTGAGAATAAGATTGAAGAGTTCCCTCAATGGTATCTACTTTTTCCCATCGAACACTACGGCTAACATTTAAAGTTCTGCCCTCAAATTCTCTTTCAACATATGTGCTAACCTCTCCAAGAATATCGGCAGTTTCTTTTCTGCCCTCTAACGGTGTAGCATCATACTCATAATGTCTACGATCAAGTTTGTTTTGACCTTTATTTTTTCCTATTAATTTTGCCATGACACAAATACCTCTATATCGTCTTTTAATTTACCAAAATCTACAAGATTAACTGGTGAATTTGAAGTTACTTTAGCTCCAGTTTTTTTATAATAAAAAGTGTTAGTATCAGCCCCTGCCCATTTACCATGACCGTTGGTTGAAAAACCCTCTATCACATAATCTTTTATTCTATTTGCATATGAACTTACAGATTCCTCTAATGGATTAAATGGATTGGCATCCACAAAATCCTGAACTGGCTCGTATAGCCAAGATCTTTTTGGCATATTAACTGTTCCTAGCTCATGTAACAAGCCAACATCTGCAGTAGTCATTATAGAACCACTACTAGTTACATAAATAGAGCCGTTTTTAATACCTACACTAATTCTAGCTTTCATTAGTCTGCCACCATGCAATGAACGCCTTTAGAGCCGTAATATACAGCCTCAATATACTTATATCCGTAAGTTATATGGCCCATTCTTGCAAATAGAACACTATTAGCAATCCTAGGAGGCACAGGTCTTGTTGATGACATATGAGATTGGTTTCTTGTAGATTCGAGAGTTCTTGAAATTGCACCGTAAGTTTGCTCCATCTCATAAATTTCTTGAACAAACATAAAAGCTACCAAATTATAAAAAGCCTCTCTGCCTTTAATAAATTTGGCATCAGTCTCTAAAGTGCTATCTGTAATATTAAATGCATAATTATTAAAAGTAGCCTTAGCTAGCTCAACAATACGCTCTAAGTCATCTTCAAGAATTGCAGAACCAACTGGCTCTTCTAGAGTATCTTCAAAAACATCTGTTGCTTGATCTGGTATTAATCCAGATTGAGTAGCAGCAGATTTAACTCTATAAAGTTTATTCTCATAAACAACATATTCATTTATTACATTGTATACTCTAGCAACATCAAAATCAAAAGCTATAGCAAATATTTTTTGCCACCTAGCCCATACATCTCTTGTTGTTATATTATTAATTAAACTCATTTTACAAAGTCCTTTCTTCTGTTTATATATAAATATTAACACAAATAAAAAAAGAGTTCAAATGAACTCTCTTCTTATACATATTTTTTTACTTTTTAGCTGCTGCTAATAGTTCTGCAATTTGAGCTTTCATTTCAGCATTTTCTGCTTTCATAGCCTCAACTTCTGACTTAATTTTGTCATTAGCATCTTCTTGCATAGCTTTGCCAGATTTTCTAGCTGCTAATTTAGCTTTCCACTCATTTTGCTCATCTAGCGAGCCTAGGAATGGGTAGATAGCTCTTAATTCTTCTTCTGAATCAGCAGGAACTTCAATAGCTCCTAATGAATCTAAATAAGATCTAACTTTACCCTCAACACCTACAACTTCTTTGTTCTTGATAATTCTTTTAGCATCTGATAAGATTACTTGTTTTGTCTCTGAACAGTTGTATAAAGTTACAATTTTTTCTTTTGCCATCTTAATTTACCCTTTCTTAGTAGCCTTTAGTTAAGATCATAATATCTTTTGATCTGAATTTTAAGTCTGGCTGAGCAGTAAACATTAAACTTCTGTTTTGGAATGTTACGTTATCAGCTGTGTTAAATCCAAATGGTGATACTTTAGTATAGTGGAACATTGAACCCTCTTTAGCATAAACTAAGATAGTATCAGCTGTTGCCTCACCTGTTTTGCTTTCAATGAACTCACCTTTAGAGAAACCTGAACCTAAAACTGTTACGTTTACGTCTTGGTCTGTCATGTCAGATAGTTTTGCCTCAATAACTTCTTTGAAGTACTCTTTAACAGTCTTCATTACTGGGTAATCAGCAGAAGTAGTTAATAGTTCATTTAATTGAGCCATGTAAGAACGAGGTAGAACTACTGTATCGAATGGACGGATAATCGCATCAACACCTAAGTTGTTCTCTTGTGAATCTGTTCTCCATTTGTCAACGATTGCTTGAGCGAAAGCCTCAACATCAGCATTTGTATCCATTTTCTTAGTCCAAATACCAGCATCAGCAACTGCACCAGGGAATTTTAATAGACCTTTGATAGTAGAACCATCTCTCTCAGAAGTTACACCAACATGTAAAATTTGTTGTAGAGCAACGTCAAATGATGTATTTGTAGCCATAATTAACTCATCAACTAATGATAAACCGATTGCTTGGTTTAGAATTTCATTGATTCTATTCCAACGGATTGTAGCAGATAGTTGAATAACTGGTACAGATACTTGGTTGATTTCGATTGAAGTTGTGTTTTCAAAGTCGATGTTACCAACAGCGCCAGCCATTTGCTCAGCTGTTAGATACTGACCTTGTATACCAAGTCTTAGTAATTCTTTTTTGAATCCACATTGGCCAACTACAACATTAATGTATTTTTCAATACCTTGCTCATAGATTTTAGCTCTTGTGATTTCAGCAAGACGTAGTGATAAAGTTGTGAAAATACGGTTAAGACCGAAATCACCATTATCAGCAGCCTCGTAAGAGTTTAAAACTCTAACTGAGTTTTTAAGACCATCTGCAATACCATCAGCATCAATTGAGTTAGTTACTGTTTCGTAACCATCTTTATTGATTGAATTGATCATTCTTGCGAAGTTATTAACATCTAATGAATCTTCGCCAGCAGAAATAAATTCGCCAACTGCATTTTTAATTGAAACATCTGCTTGGTTTCTAATTACTGATAGTAATTTTGAACCTTTAAGCTCTGGAGCATTTATGAAAGTCTCATAACCCTCTTGAGTTTCTAGCATTTCGATGTTTTCTGAAACAAAGTTTTTAACACGTTCTGGAGCGCCGTGTAAAGCACCATCAACAATTGGCTGTAGCTTAGCGTGTGCAGCTAAAGCAACTGTGTTGAACTTTTTATAATCATCTCTAGTAAATTTCATTTATACTATTCCTTTATTATCTTGGTGTTTTTTCATAAATAGCTACGCCATCAATAACTTGAGTAACTGTAGCTAGAACAACATTGCCTGAACCAGTAACAAACTTCACAACTTGAGTACTGTCAGCAGTATCAACCATGATTTTATCACCAGTAACAATTGTTTCACCTGATTTAATTTTTGTTCTAAAGATACCATTTTGTGAAACATTAACTGAATCGCCAATTGCGAATGTTTTCTTTTCACCAGGTAAGTTAAATGCAACATAAACATCTGTATCTGTAGATGTAGCTGCCTCTAAAACACCGTTTACGAACTTATATAGTCCACCTGATTCACCAGCAACAGAAGTCTTAGCAGGGCGTGAAGTTCTTACTTCTAAAGCCTCACCAGTTTTAACTGCTCTGAAATCAGCATTTGTAACTAAAGTAGTCATGTTTTATTTTCCTTTTATTTATTACTAATTTTTCTTAAAGATTTAAGAACTTCATCGTTTTGCTCTTTAGCAAGACCCTGTAGTTCCTTAGAGCTTTCAACTGAGTTTTTAACATTCTCATCATTTGATGTAGCCTCTTTAACGATTTCTTCTAACTCTTCTTTAGAGTAAGTTTTCTCACCGACTTTAAGCTCTACATCTGCCTCAGCCTTTTCAATCAAAGCCTCAACATCTGATTTAGAATATTCTTTATCTTCTATTAAGATTTTATGCTCAGCTGAATTTAATTCTTCAACTTTACCCTCTAGCTCAGCAACCTTAGCAGTAGCCTCTTCTAGTTTAGCAGGTGTAGATTGAAGTTCGTCAAGAGTCATCTCTGTTTCTTCACCAGCAGAGTTTTTAACTCTAACTATAGAATCCAAAGCTACCTCTTCAACTTTTTCTTTTTTAAATAATTCGAACATTCTACTGCCCTTTTCTTTTTTGTTAAAATTTTCTTCTACACTTTCATCAACATCAACACAATTATACACTCTAACAAAGTCATTGTCAACACCTGATAAATCTTCTATATCTTCACCAGTTGAATTAACTATCCTTGTTTCGTACACATCAGCACCTGTATAGCGCTGCTTATTGTTAGTTATTCCAGAAAGTTCATATGGCTTTAAGTCGATCATTTCATAATCATACTCAATGTTGTCATATTTCTTTTTAGAATAGTTTGGTATCTTCTTAGCATCATATCCAACAGAGACTTTTTTATATTTCTCTTTTGAAGTAAATGAACCTACCATCCAGTCATGTTCTACCTCGCAAGATAAAACCTCACCTCTAGGTTTTTCATCATAGTTATGATCCTGATATACTGGTTTACCAACAATTTTTTTATGAGCAGCAGCAATTGTCTCAGGAGCAATTAATATAAAGCTATTGCCGTATTTTGTTACGCCAGCCTTAATAAAACGAGCCTTATTCTTTCTCATTCTCACGCATCTCCTCTAAAATTTCTTTAGCCTCCTCTTTGCTATAGATCTCAGCACTTGCTGCTGAAATAATAACCTCAGGAGTGATTTTTTTCTCTTTAACTGGTGTTAGCTCTGGAAACTCAAAATCAAAATCATCTGGTAATTTCTCACCATAATAATTTTGCCACATAATGTCAAAAATTTGATGATATTGAGATTTATATTGTTGTCTCCATTTGTCTATGTTCATATAATATGAATCCATAGCAGAATCTGAATTTGATAAACCTGATGTTTGCTCTCCTAATAAAGAAGTTCTAGTTTCACCTAGTTCCATCATTAGAACCTCAAACATTTTATCAATAATATCAGATAATCCACCAAATGAATAAGATTTAAACTCAACCTCATCCTCTTTATCTAAAACAGCAAATCTACGTGTACGTTTAGAATCAACAATTAATTTTATACGCTCACGAACTAATTCTTTGCCCTCTTCGCCATTATCTGCAATTTCATCTGCCATTTCACTTAGGCGATAAACTTCCATTTTGGCATCATCTAAATATTCCATTGGCTTATTAATAGCCTTGTAATATTTATTGATAGAATCAAGAGTATGCTCTGCAATTGATGTACCCCAACCCATTGTGTAACGGTCATACGGAAAGTCTGAAACTTCATTTCTAAATACGATTAAACGGCTTGAATCAATCCACTCATCAGTATTTTGAAGTCTTAATTTACTATCTGTAATAATATTACCCAAAAGTTGCCATCTATGCAAACTTGTTGTTTTTATCTCTAGTTTATCATTAATTAACTCATATTTCTCACTTAACGGTAAACTTGATTTTCTACCCATGATAAATACTGCACCACCACCAAAATTACGGCCTTTTACAGCAGCATCTTTTGAGTTTATGTATACACCATCTTTCTCAAGTCTTTTATGAAAATCTCTTGCTTTTTCTTTAAAACCAGCTTGCTTACTGTAAAATTTATATTTACCCAAAAGTCCAATAGTTGGTCTTTGGATACAAACTCTACGGTAAAGCGAATCTTTAATAAATCTAAGTGCAAGGTAAGTCCAAGCATTAGAAATAAGACCCTCTGCACCAAGGTAGTTAAATAAAGCAGCATCTGAATCAGCAGCATAAGAAGATGTAAAATTACCAAGACCAATATTTGATACATCATTTAGAGTGTTATTAAGCATTCTAAAATTCTCAGCATTCATTTTTTTCTTAGACATTATTAAAACTTCCATTATTTGTAATTATACTATTCAGTTTTCTAGTAGTATCTAAAGTATAGCCACTACCACCACTTCGTCCAGTATAACCTACAAAGGCTGCATCTGTCAAGCAGTCTACCATATCATCATGACCATGCTTACCATCTCTTCTAAAATTAATACACTCCTCAATAAACTCTGATGCAAACTCATTACGAATCCAAACATGGTTAAGCTCAAGCTGATCACGGATTAACTGAACCCTAGCTACCTTACCTTTTACATTGCCTGCGTTTGGTAAAGCAATATTTGTTTTTTTATCAACCTTGTTCATTTTACTATTTCTTTTCATAGTCTTTAATGGTATGCCACATTGATTACAAATCTGCTTTGTCATAAGACCACCAGAAATTGCCTCAATATAAAATGGTATTTTTTTCTCATACTCATTACACCATCTTATCCATGTATTACTAATTGTTTTAATAAGATCAAGACCCTCAAGTTTACCCCTATACATGTCAAGTAAATATAAACGACCGTGTTTTGTTAATGCCCATAAGCATGCAACAGTATAGTCGGCTTGCGCACTATCAACCATGGCAGTATCTGCCGTGGCAAAAATTTTTTTAATATCATCCCTATCAGGCTCAATAGAAAATTTATGGAAAAATTCTCGCTTAAATAAATCTCCCTCATCTAACATCGGAGCATTTTGGTACATACATGAGAAAATTCTAGGTCTACCAATCATAACTTTTAAAATAATTGAGTATTCACGAATCGGATCACCTGTTCTAGTGTCTTTTTGCATATATAATTCTCTATCAAAAACTGGCACACGGGCCTGTCTAAATTCACCTTTCATATGCAGCATTACCATACCAGATAAGTCATTTGAGTGAACTCGCTGCTGGTTAAGAATAATTTTTGTATTACCCCTAGCCCTAGATAAAACTTTACCCATGAAGTCGTTCCAATCACTCTCGTACTCACTAGCAGCCCTACCCTCTTCTTGAGGGTCATCAAGCATTAGCAAACCACCTGTTGATTTTGAATTAACAAATTCCTCAAGCTCCTCTTTCATAATTTCCTTGATATTATACTTGTTAGCATCATCAATACCAATCTCATTATTCATGAATTTTTTATCTGCCTCTGTAAGCTTTGAACTCTCAGTACCACCAGCTGATGCACCCAAGAATGCAGAACCATATGTTCTAGCCATATAGTTATATGATTTTGTACTGTCTGAAAATGCCCATTGTGTAACCTTTGTACGGTCTTTCTTACGCAACATATGACCAAATAAAAATCCAAACATCTCATGCATACATGTTTTACGAATACGCTCGGCATTCTGTGTAAGCAATGCATCCGATGCTGAAATATGAAGAATAACAGAATCCTTATTTCGTGCCAACTCATACTCCAAAAGTGAGTTTGTAGCATCTGTCTTACCTGCACCAGAGAAAATATTGATAATAGTAATCTTCTCTTTTGTATCACCATTTAATACATCAACTGCACTTGTAAATAACGGCATCAAATGCTTCAAAGGAATAAATTTCTGCTGATTAATTACCAAAGCCTTAATTGTGTAAAACTTTAAAAAGTCATTTTTAATATGCTCACCAAATGCTCTGGCCCTGTCTGCAAACCTCTGCCTCTCAATTGGAGCATAATGCTTACTGTTTGCACATGCATATAAATTGTTAATTCTACGAACACAATCCTTATTCCAAATCTCAACCATCGGATCAAACATATTAAAATAGTTAATTAGATAATAATCAAAATTATCTCGGTCTAATTCGAAATTTTTCGGAAATTTTTTTATAACCTCTGTCTGAGCAGTCTCTTCAATCACGAAATTCTTCATTCGCTCAGCATATTCTTCTTTTAAATTCTTATAATTTCTGAATATCTTGTACATTATCTTATTGTTTAACTTTAACCAACCTAAACGCCTAAAGAAATCACCCTCCCACTCAGTCTCACCAAGCTGAAAGTCCTCAAAATACTCCGTAAATGCAGCAAGTATATCTACATCTGTATCTTTTTTATGAAAGTCAAAATCTCTCCATTCCTTAAACTCTTTATGCATCATCACTCTCCTTTACTTCCTCAAAACTAGCTGAAATTGTACGCATCTTATCTAGTGTATTACCACCTGACTTTGTATCTGAAAAGTCTACCAACTCTCCACCGTTATGCAATTTTGATGGGTTAGCAGCTGGCGTAGGAACTGTCGCAACAGCTGCTCTCGTATTGTCGGCATACCCATATATGTTTTGTAAGGCAATATTACCTGCCTTGTCCTTAATATCTCCACGAAACATTGCCTGCAAAATCTTTGTTCGCAGCTTGCCCTCAAGCCTCGTCTTCATAGTCTTAAACTCCTCCATACATTGTATATCATGCTCATCACACAATAACTCCAACTCTGCCATTGTATACTCCTTTGGTCTTTCTATGGAGAATTGCAAGAAACCATCAAGGTCTGGATACAAATTATGACCACTAGCATTATTGATACTGGTGTTTAACTGTTCACTCAACTCTGATAAATATCCTAACATTGCCTGCTTGTCTAATACACCATATTCCTGAGATACACTATAATCCCATGCTCCCTCTTCTATGATTATCTCTCTAGCTGACTTAAATATATTCCTTGCCACTTGTTCGTTCCTTTCTTGTATTAAGTAATGATATTATAGCATAGAATTTTTTTTTTTCAAAATTTTCGGCGAAAAATGGCTGGTCAGACAAAATAAATAAAAAAATCTAGTACCTTTTAAAACTTGCTTTTTCTAGTGTTGCACAAATAACACAAGCAAAAAAATGAAAAAAAAGTGCATAAAAGCATTGACAATCTTGCATATTAGTTATATAATATAACTATATTAAACAATAAACAAATAAAGGAATTAATAAAAATGATTAGACAATACGAAAATAAAAACACACTAGAAAAAAGCCAAAATAAAGCAATAAATAATGTATTGTATAAAAATGCATTAGTTCTAATAGTAAATAATGGAATTGATGGCAATTATACAAAAACTTTAGGTTATTACACTAAAGCCCCAACTTATACTAATTATATTGAAGAATTAAAAAGAGTTTTAGATTGTAAAGAGTTAGAGTTTAAAAAATTAAATGATATACAATATAAAAATTTTAGTATTGTTTTTACTGATAATAGTATAATTGTTAACGGTAAAGAATGGCCTTTAAATGAAAACCGCAAAGGTTTTACTTATAAAGTATTAAAAAATAAAATAAATGTTGATACAATTGAAGAATTTAAAAAACATATAGTGCAATCTTGCAATGTTGCAAGCCCATTTTATACAACATTAAAAAACTTACTTGAAAAACTGGAGGCGTAAAACATGAAAATTTTAACAATTATTTTAATTATTATTTTAGGCTTTACAATATGGGCTTGCAACTCAATAGATAAAGCAACTGGATTAACAACCGAACAGTTGCGCAAGATTAACAGTTAAACAAGGGGTTTTTATTATGAATACAAAAAGCGATTTTATAAAAGAAGTTGAGCAACATATGCAAAAAAACTACATACCACCAAAAAGCAAGCTAGATAAATTAAAAAGTAGTTTAAACTATGATTTTAAAAATATTAGCAATGTATCAATTAAAAATAATAAGTTATATTTTACTTTAGATAAAAACAAAATAATTATATCTAGTAATAATATAATTAGTGATAAATTGCCAAACCTTGCAAATTGGTTTTTATTAAAACAATTACAACGCAATATTGCACTATATACAAAATAAAGGGTTTTAAAATGAAAAATACAGAACTATATAAACAAGCAGAACAACATATAAAAGCACTAAAAAGACTAAAAGAAAAGCATAATAAAACATTACATCCAGTTAAAAAGTACAAAATGCAGCAAGATATTGAAATAATAACAATTGAAGAATGTAAAAAAATTGCCTCAGATGTTGTTTTTTTAGAGTGTAATCAGTCAATAAAGTACTAAAAACACAAAAAAACACGCCTTTTTTTACAGTAAACTTTATTTTTTTACATTAAAAACTTTATTTTTTTACATTAACTTTTTTATTTTTTTACATTAGAACTTTATTTTTTTACATTAACTTTAAAAATCGCAAGTCTATATTTTTCAGTTACTTAGTTAAAAACATGTTTATTTTTTTACATTAACTTATAAATGAACTATAACTTTTTTAATTACATGATAATATTTTAATTGACTTATTAGGCCTAACAAAAAGAATAAAAAGAATAAATAATATAACTATAAAAAAATAAATAATAATAATAACTCTCTTATAGAATTATATAATATATATATA